CAAACTCTCTGGGGTTCAATGGCTAAAGGTGGGTTTTCCGAGCTAGGCACCCGCATGAAAATGTTGCAGGGTTCCATCATGACAATGATGAGTCCAGCGAATCTTCTCGGTGGTGCTCTCATGAAGATTCAAGAATCTACCATGATGGCGGTCTGGCAATTTGACAGTGCGTCGGCTTCTCTTGCTGCTGCTACCGGACAAGGACACAGATACAATGACATGATCATGGATGTGGCAGACTCCAATGCCCGCTTTGGTGTGAGTATTGATGGCGCTGCTCAGGCGATTCAAGGATTGAACGAGAGCATGTCAGGATTTTCTGACGCATCATCCGAGGTTCAGACTGCCCTAGTGGCACAGACAGCACGAATGGAGAGGTTGGGAGTCTCAGCCCAGACCACTGGTAAAATAAACGACCAGCTAATGAAGGGCATGGGCATGACAGCCCAGCAAGCTATGGCAACCAATGACGAACTTGCGAGAACAGCGATGGGGATCGGTGTTCCTGTTGGCAAGATGGCGCAAGAGTTTGAAAACGCTATGCCAGCCCTTGCACAGTATGGAAAAGATGCGCCGAAGATTTTCAAAAAAGTAATGGCAGCAGCTAAGGGTCTGGGTGTTGAGATGAACACCCTTTTGGGATTCACCAGTCAGTTTGACACATTTGAAGGCGCTGCTTCAGCCGTTGGTAAATTAAATAATATTCTTGGCGGCGATTTATTGAACTCTTACGAGATGATTAATGCATCTGAAGAAGAAAGAATTAAACTTCTTTTGCAAGGCGTAGAGGCTTCTGGTAAAAGTTGGTCTTCAATGAATCGTTTTGAAAGAATGGCTGTCGCCAATGCTGCTGGCATCTCCGACATGGCTGAAGCCAACAAGATGTTTAGCGGAGGCTTGGCAGGCTATGAAGAAGCTCAGCGCAAGGCTGAGGAGAATGCAGTATCGCAAGCCGAGCTAGAAAAAAGGACTCAGGCTTCAGTCTCCGTAAAAGAAAAATTAATGATGGTGGTTCAGCAGTTGGCTGTAGCGGTTCAGCCGCTTGTAAACATGCTACATGGATTTTTTAACATACTTCTAGGAATTAATGACGTTACAGGTGGTATGCTTTTGCCCGTTCTTATAGGGGCAATTGGCGTATATGCTCTGATGTACAACGGATTAAAGCAACTGACTGCCATTAAGAAGATGTTAGGTATACTAGACAAGAAAGAGCAGGCAGAGTTAACAGCCTCACAAATCGCCAAGATGAACGACGTGGCAGCGACGAAAGCACAAGAGGCGGCTCAGACACAAGCCGCCTTAGCCTGCGATAAAGAAACTTTATGTAAACAGATGAGCACAAACACGGCTGTTCAAAACACGGCAGCTAAGGGAACAAATACCACTGCCACGAATGCTAACGCAGTAGCCGAGGCACAAAATGCGGTTCAGACACAGGCGGCAACAACACAAGAAGCTCTTAACACGTCACAGACCACAGCGAACACCACTGCGAAGGGTATGAACTCTACTGCGACGAATGCGAATGCGTTGTCTGAAGCTCAGAACGCAGCAGCAACAGCGGGAGCAACGACACAAGAAGGTCTCAACACCGCAGCGACCGCAGGAAACACTACTGCGAAGGGCGTGAACACGGGTGCCACGAGTATAAACACCACAGCTACTACAGCCAACACGGCAGCTAAAAACATGGGTATTCTAGCCTCTCTAAGAATGGCAGCGGCTAGTGCTTTTGCGACGGCGAAGACGATTGCCTTGACGATAGCGGAGAAAGCAGCGGCTGTTGGTCGCTATGCTCTTGCTGCCGCTTCAAGTCTTTTGGCACTGGTGTTCGGAAAACAGGCGGTGGCTCAAACAGCAGTTGCGACAACAGCAGGACCAGCAAGCGGCGGTATGCTTGGTCTCGCTGCTGGCATGGCAGCATTAGGATCTCCACCGGCAATCCTCGCTGTTGGTGCACTTGCGGCTATTGCGCTTGGCATGGGACTCGTTGCTATTTCGGCAGCAATTGTTGTCTATTCTATTGTATCTTTAGTCAAGGCGTTCATGCAGATGCCTGATGCGATTTTACCGGCTGTCTTTGGTCTTGGAATGTTTATGGCGACCCTATTGGCGTTCGTCGGCATGGTTGCCTTGATGGCACCAATTATTCCTTTATTTGTTATATCAGCAGCGGGAATTGGTCAGGGCATGATGGCAATGGCACCGGGTCTCATTGTGGGATCGGTGGGTCTTTTAATCTTTGGTGCGGCTCTGAAACTTTTTGATGGAAAATCATTCTTGGCGATGATTGGATTAACACTCACGATTGTACCATTTGCCATAGCTATGGCGATGGCTGCTCCACTTCTAGCTACTTCGGCGATTGCCGTGCCTGCCCTCATCGGACTGGGTGTCGGCTTTGCGGCACTTGGGGTCGGTCTGATGATTGCGACATTAGGGATTCCAGCAATGGCTGCGCTCGCCATGGTCTTGCCTGCTTTTGCAATTTCATTGTTTGCATCAGCACCACTTCTCATGGTGGCAGCAGCGATGATGGTTCCAGCGGCTGTGGCATTGGGGTACGGTTTTGCTGTTCTAGGTGTGGGCTTGCTGATTGGGATGCTGGGCATTCCAAGTATGGTCTTGTTGTCTGCGGTCTTACCGGCTTTTGCAATGTCTCTGTTGGCATCGGCAATTCCAATGGGTCTGGCAGCGGGAGCGATAGCACCAGCGGCGGTTGCTCTTGGTATCGGGTTCGCCGTACTGGGCGTGGGTCTTGCGATTGCGACCTTGGGAATTCCGGGAATGATTCTGCTGTCAATTTTCTTGCCGATGTTCGCAGGGGCTCTTTTGGCTGCATCTATTCCTTTTGGATCAGCGGCACTTGTCATAGCACCAGCGGCACTCCTACTTGGAGTCGGTTTGGGAGTCTTGGGAGCAGCACTTCAACTATTCGGCTTTGAGACGGTATTGATTATGGCTCTCTTGGGACCAGCATTATCCGTTCTGGCGGCAGGTCTAATATTCTCAGCGCCATTAATGCTGATTGCAGGTGCCCTGTTTGCTCCAGCGGCGATTCTAGTTGGAACAGGGTTGTTGCTGATCGGTATGGCTTTATTATTATTCAACGACAAGACAATTCCAGTCATGGCATTGCTTGGTCCGACTCTTGCACTGTTTGCACTCTCGCTGTTCTTTGCATCTCCGCTGATGCTGTTGGCGGCAGCGACGTTTGCACCGGCAGCACTGTTAATCGGTCTGGGTCTTTTAGCCATCGGTATGGGATTAAAACTTTTTGACAGAAAATCAGCTAAAACCATGACACGGCTTGCACCCGCATTGATCGCTTTCTCACTTGGGTTGTTCTTTGCTGCGCCATTTATGTACATGGCAGGTACGACATTTACCGGTGGAGCCCTAGCGGTGGCAGGCGGTCTACTTATTCTAGGACTGGCGCTCAAGATTTTTGGCAAGAAATCTTATCAAATCATGGAAGGGTTGGCAGTTGTGCTACCTGTTTTTGCATTGGCAATGGCGATGGCTGGGCTGCCTATGTTCTATGGTGGTATTCTTTTTGGTATTGGTGCACTAGCAGCAGCACCGGGCTTGATGGTTCTTGGTCTTGCGCTGAAGGTTTGGAAACCGGGATCAGGCAAGATGATGCATGAGATTGGTGAGGCGTTGCCGGTGTTCGCTCGGGGTATAGCGGACTCAGGAATAACGCTTCTGCTTGGAGCATTACCGTTTGCTATTGCATCGTTTATATTAGCACCAGCCTTATACTTCTTAGCAGGTCCACTTTTCCGATTCGGTGAGGCTATTGCTTTAATTGCTCCGTTTGCAGCGCAATTACCAGCGATTGGTGAAGGGCTTGCAAAGATGGGTCCGGGTCTTGTTACTTTTGCATTCTCAATGTTGGCGGTTGGACTTGCCGCATCTCTACCATTCTTCTCAACTGGTATTGGAGTATTCCAAAATGCTCTTTCCATGTTGGCTACGAGCTTTGAGTCTGTACCGACCGAAAAGGCGGTGGCGCTTGGTCAGTTCTTTGAGGGGCTTGCTGCTCTGTCAGACTTGAAAAACATTGCAGATGTGATGTGGGAGATAGCATTCGGTGTCATCGGCGTTTCATCGGCACTTGCCCTCATGCCAGAGGAGAAGGCTTTTGCAATGTCCACATTGATGACCTCGGTAGCGGATGCGTCAGTTAAGGTAACCCCAGAAGCTGTGGAGAACGTCTCGGGTCTCGTTGAACAGGCGGCTGTTTACGCAGATGTACAAGCTAAATATAAAGCACCAAGTGTTGATGCATTTGTCCAAGCACTGAAACAGATTAACAGTGGAGAGTCAAGTTCTGGCGGTGGAGAGTCAGGAGCCAGCAAGGATATTGTCTTAGAACTGAACGGGCGTGAGCTTGGCAGAGCTATTGATGTTCATTTAGAAGATAAACACAACCTAAGAACTAATTAAGTTAACTGAGGTAAAATAAAATGGCAGAAAATACAGGATATGTCAACGGTCCAGCCCGCCAAGAGCAGCGAGGACAAGTAATTGAATTCTTTTCAGTGCTGACTGGCGACACAGTAAAATTTAGAGCTTTCCTTACAGACTTTGAAGACTCTTTTGCTTCTGAGTGGAACAGTGAGGACGTGTACGGTAGAATGGATCCCATTCAGACCTTCAAAGGCACGACCAGAACAATTAGTATTTCGTGGGATTGTGTAGCAGACGGCGCTGAAGAAGCTGAGAGCAATATGGAGAAATGTTCTCAACTATTTAAAATGTTGTATCCGTCTTACGAGGGAACTACGATGAAAGGTTCTCCATTAATTAGATTAAAGTTTGCTAATCTTGTGCAAGATGCAGCATCGGGAGCACCGGGTGTGTCTGCCAAAGAGGGTGGCTTGACAGGAACCATTGACGGCTTTGCATATTCGCCCGATCTAGATCAAGGGTTTTTTGAGAGTGACGGTGGTGCGTATGTTTACCCGCAAACGATTGCGTTGACTTGCACGTTTACTGTTATGCACACTCACGACTTGGGATACAAGACGGAGGGCGGAGATCTCTTTCCAGCGCAATACCCATACAATAAAGGTAAAACGGTTTTACCAGCACCACCATCAGCGAATGGCAATGCGAGTCCTGATGCAGCAGCAGAACCAGCATCGGTAGCTGGTCGGGCAGAGGCAGCAATTCGCCGTGGGTTTGGAGGCTAATAACTATGGGAAAGAGGATTGACAGAAGCACAATAAGAAATCAGGACGAAATGTACGAGGAGACTTTCCGCAAGAGGGGTGTCAAGTTTATTGATCATTATCCAACTCCGAAGATGAGAGAGATAACCCCAGATTTAGCTGCACAAGTTGAGACTATCACTCACGTGTGGTCAGTTGGCGACCGCTTTTATAAGCTCGCACACAAATATTATGGTGATTCTTCTTTTTGGTGGGTGATTGCCAGATTCAATTCAAAACCTACAGAGTCTCATGTGGAATTAGGAGAGATGATCGTTGTTCCGGTGCCACTACCAGACGCACTTCGTGTGGTGAGGGGATAAAATGAGTGAAAGAGAAGAACACAAAGGTTCAGATGAGGAAGTTGCAGCGGATAGAAGGCTCAACGAGCAGTGCTTCTTGCTTTCTAACATGGACGTGTTTGAGTCATGGGGTGCTGCCCGAAGATATAAGGGGTTGATGAAGCTAAATGGCGATGACCCTGTAAAGTTCATAACAAGCCTCGTAACGAGAAAAGGTCTCGGCGACATTATGAAGTTGAAGCCTGCATCAATTGCTGCCCTGACACCATATATTAAATTATACAAAGTTTATTACGAGTCGGAGAAGTCGGAAGGGGAGGAGTACGAGTTAATCTTTGAAAACTCGCTAACCAACGATACTTTAGATGGGATCTTGTCTAGTCGCCGTGGGCGAGGTGCCGGTTGCGGCATAAAAAGTTTTGAGTTCAATCTTGCAGGTGGTAACCCAGTAGAGGCTGACCGAATGGTAGAGGCAAAACTGGTAATGTATTTTCAGAGCATGGACGAGATGTTCAGTCCAGTGAAGTCTAAGGCGATTAAGGCTGAGAATGGCGCTTTTAGTGCTACTGGTTCCGAGAAGACTGTCCGATATGTTGATCTGATTCATCAAAACGCAAAATTTAAAACAGAACCCTGCACGGGCGGCAGAACATATAATAATAAATACTTTAGAATCAAAGCAACGGTTGGCTGGGCGGCTCCTCAAGGTGCAGATGAGGAAACCCAAGCGGCGGCAAGCGTGATGCAACAAGCGTCATCAACTTTTTTTCTTACAATGGTAAAGCACGACATTTCATTTGACGACATTGGAATGGTTACACTGACGATTGATTACATGGCAGCACCAGAAGGTGTTATGGCAGATCCGAAGGCTGATGTTTTGCTTTCAGACAGCATGGTGAGCAGAATGGTGGGCGAGGTCGCTAACGCTTTATCGGGTGCTGCGAAAGCCATCACCAATAAGAAGTGTCCAGACGGAACCCAGAGATCTGAAGACGCACAGGAAACCGCTGATGAGATGAAAGAGAAGTCTGAAGAACTACAGGATGCGATAAACACTGAAAGATATAAAACTTTCTTGTCTGCCCTAGAAGACAGGGGGCATGTTTTATTTATTGATGTTCCACACGATCAGATTGACGTTTTTACAGAAAGTTCTTTTTTTGGACTCGTCGGTGGTGACTTGGCATCTAAGGCAGATCAGATTAAAGCTCGGGTGAAGAAGATGAGAGAAGCCAGAGCTAAAAACCCAGAGTGGGCGAACAATGCGCCACAGAGATCTCCCGGAGGTTCGTTTGGAGATGTTAAGGCAGCAGCAGAAGAACTCCAAGGAGAGAAAGATCCAGATGAGAGAAAAGAAATAGCCACAGAATTAAAAGAAGACACGCAGACTGAGGAGGGAGGTACTGGTCTCTTGGCATCCATGCTACCATCTAACCCAAAGAAGAATCATGTTCGCTTAAACTTCTTATATCTTGGTGGAATCTTAGAAGTCGCTTTCGCAGCGGCACGCAGAGAGAGTGGTCTTAAAGAGATTAGAAACATCATTGGTCCTTTTGACTATAGAGATCCTATTTCGGGGGAAAGAAAAAATGTTTGCTTGGGTGACATTCCGATTTCATTAAACATGTTTAAGATTTGGTTCTTTGAGCAAGCTGTCGTACCTCAGCGAGAAAAATGGCCGCTGAAGGATTTCTTACAGAATTTAATTATGAGCTTGGTCTCCAATGCGATGGGTAAAGATTGTTTTGGTGCGTGTGCCAACGGGTATCGCACAAAGCTAAATTCTAGAGTTCTAGAGTTGCCACTGTCTGATGACTTGAGGTGTAGGATAACGGGAAAAAAGTCTGTTAATTCGTTTGGAAACAACAGCACCACCAACATTGGCAGCTTGAAGGTTTTAGATTACCCGTCAGGAGACAACGCCGCAGGGTTGAAGTCGGGTAGTTATTATTTTATCTACGCATCAGGTGCGAGCACCAACATGGGACCACCCTCCGGTGGTGAGACACGGGAACAGCGTGATTCTGCTTTGGGTGTTTATCACTTTGTGTTGGGTGCAGATCGTGGTCTCGTCAAGAAGGTCAGTTTCAAGCGAGAGGATGCTCCTCATGTTGCAGCGTCAAGAATTCAGGCAGACGGTCCCGGAAACCTTGCTCTACGTGCAATGTACAATGCCGATGTGGACATGGTTGGTAACACGATGTTTGTTCCCGGTCAGATGGTCTTTATTGATCCCGGCGCATTCTCTGTCTATGGCGACGGGGGTACGAAAGGATCCCCGGCAAACATCTTAGGTATTGGTGGCTATTATCTTGTCACCAAGGCGCAGAATTTTATTGAGTCGGGAAAGTTTGAAACCAAACTTACATGCATTTGGCAATCCATGGGCGAGGGCAAGAAGACTGGGACTAACAAGTATTGCCAGCCTAAGAAATGTCCTCCTAATGAGGATTGTGAGGAGTCGGAAGAAAAGGCACCAACGGCTACGGTTCCCGGAGGACCACCGGGCGAGTTACCGGGCATAGGGGGGTAGAAAATGAAAAGAAAAGATTTAGCAAGCAACGATGACATTACTAACCCTCAAGGATCTAATAAATTAAATGCTTTTGGCTCCTTTTACTTTAGGGACGTGTACGACTGTTTTATTTTTAAAGACGCAGAGTGTGATTTCTGGTATAAGAATGGGTATTTCGGAAGGGTCAACGACAGGAAAGAACCAGTTGTTGCGAACGAGAGGTTTCTTAGACAAATTACTTCTTCTGATGAAAAAACAATTTTAGTAATCCCACCCATCGCTGAGGCTTGGAAGGCGCTTGTCGCTCACGTGAACAAGGCGATTTTTCGTGGAGATATTGATGCAGAGAGATCTCTGTATGGAAACTTGAAGCCGACCTTGGGGTGGTTGAGTTTGCATATGCAGTATAAAAATTATAATTCAGTCCTTTATGATGTTTTCACTGGTCCTTTTATGTCAACCCCGAACGATCATAAGATCAAGGACTTTGAAAGTTTTGTTGGCGTGTTTCTTGATTTTCTACACAGGACAACATCCAAACTACCTTGGACTAGGGAAGGTTTTTTTCTCTCACACAAGGCAACACCACATTACAGTGGGATGGTTATAGAGATCGCCGAAGCTCCGCACGATTTAGACTCTCTCAAGGCTGCGTATCTTTCAGATAGAAACTTTGAGTTCTTCAAAAAGGCGGCGAATCGTCACGGATTTAAAATTGACAAGAACGCTCCGTGGAGATTGGTTCCAGATCTGGATTCTCGTGGTATGCAGCGAAGTATTAAGAGGTGCGGCTCAACTCGGGACAAGTTCTACTCCGATTATTACATAAAAATTTATGAGTATGAGCTAGAAAATTTTAAACATTTCCTGTGGGGGTGGTATAATTCTTATGTCAGTGCGAATCCGGTGGTTCAAATTATTGACGCAGAGTATGGAACAGAAAACCCAGCCTTGGAGGAGAGAATGACATATACGGAAGAAGAATTGTTCTCGCAATACTCAGATCATTACTTCATCAAGCTGTATGCATATGTTCGTGCGCTTGAGTGTAAGAAGTCGTGGAATCAGGCAACCTTTGATCGTGTTGTTTACCGAGCGAGAGAAATTTTAAGAGTCAAGAATAAAAATGAGGCTATGAAATACCTGCACGAGAACATGGATCCGTGCAGCACTCCCAAGACCAGAGAAATTTTTGACAAAAAAGACTTGACAACTGGTCAACTGCATGATATATTGGAAACAAGAAGAATAAATAAGACAAAGAGCTTTAGTTTTTACCAATAAGGTGTTAGATGATATTCCAGATATTGGACGACAAGAAACATTGTGCAGCGGTTTATGCCAATGGCGAGATTTATTATGACGAAAAGCCGGATGCTGAACTAACAGCTACTTGGTCTTTCTCTCCTCACGTTGCAGACGACACTGTTGAATACGCACAGATCTACACGGGTGGTGCCTCCCTGACAGACGTTTGTCCTGACGAACTAAAGGCAGAGTGGAGCAGTGTGTCAAACAGGATGAAGGCTTACATCAGATCTTTTTCCTCAGCGAAAGTCTCGTTGCAAGATCACTGTTTTTATGAACTTGTTCCCGAAAGATATTTGAAGGAGTATTGCGAGGTCAAAAATCAGATTTGTGCACACGTCTTTGAGACATATGATAAGCCGAAAAATTATGAATTCCTGTCTCAAGCGGCTAAGTTGATTTCACGCATAGGACAACAACCCCTTGCTCTGAACTTTGACAATATTTCCAGCGAGATGGTTAAGCCACATGTTCGTAACTTTTGGAAAAAGTTTAGACAGGGTGATCAAACAGTGAAATATAATTTATTTGGAACAAAGACTGGTCGCCTATCTACACACAAAAATTCCTTCCCTATTCACAACATGAGTCGTGAGTTGCGAAATGTTATAGAGCCGAAGAATGACTATTTGGTTGAACTAGATTTTAACGCCGCAGAGCTTCGGACACTCCTAGCACTGGTGGGGAAGAACCAGCCAGAAGGAGATATTCACGACTGGAACATAAAGAATGTTTTTGATGGGAACGAGACTAGAGACGAAGCGAAAAGAAAAGTGTTTGCTTGGATGTATAATCCAGAAAGGAAAGATGCTTCTCTGGATAGCATGTATGATCGTGAGGCGGTGGTACAAAAATACTTCACCGGGAGCCAAGTGAATACCTTTTTTTCCAGAACAATTCCGGCTGACGAGAAACATGCACTGAACTATATTATCCAGAGCACGACCAGCGATCTGCTTTTGAGGAGAATGTTAGCGGTGGATGAACGCATGACTGGGTTGAATTCTTTTGTATCTTTTTGCATTCATGACAATTTAGTGCTTGACATGAAGGCTGATGAGTGTTATATTATACCAGAGTTAGTTAAGATTTTTTCAGATACGGAACTTGGACGTTTCAAGACCAACATGAGGGTCGGACGTAACTTTGGAGACATGAGGGAAATAAATAAATGGACGCAATAGTAGGATTAGGTGGGGCAGGCTGTGCAGTGGCAGAGTCTTTTAAGAGATACCCACAGTACAAGGTGTATAAAATTGATTCTGGTCTTCCGGAAGGTGAAGGTGTTTTCTCAATGCCAGAGCAAAAGACTTCTGAGGAGTATGAGTCTTCGTGCCCTGACATGTCTGATTTTTTCTCTGACTTCTCAGAAGGCACCAACGTCACCTTCATCCTTGCAGGCGGCGGCAAGATTGCAGGAGCGTCTTTGCGGATCTTGAGTCAAATAAGACATTGTAACTTGAGACTCGTTTACATCACGCCAGATATTGCCCTCATGGGGGGTAAGAAATATATCTTAAACAGGATCAGTTTTCATGTTCTACAGGAGTATGCACGCTCGGGCTTGTTTGATAATATTTCTCTTGTTTACAATCCGTCTCTTGAAGCTGTGCTTGGAGACTTGCCTGTACGTGGCTATTATGATGCACTCAACGATGCGCTAGTTGGAACAGTTCACATGGTGAACGTATTTTCCAACACGGAGCCTGTGTTTAAGAATCTTGCCGAAGCAGAGGAACACCACCGAATTTGTTCTTACGGAGTTGTCAACCCAGAAAATTTTGAAGAAAATTTGCTTTTTCCTCTTGACAATATCAGAGAAAAGGTGTATTATATTGGTATCAATAAATCCTCGGTTGAGGACGGAGAGTTTTTCAAGAATCTAAAATCTAAGATGAGGGAGAAGTCACAAAAAGAAAATGTCAAAGTCTCGTTTCAGATTAATGAGACGAAGTATGATGAAGACTATGCTTACTTCATTGCTTTTGCGGATGAAGTACAAAATGAAAATAATTTAAAAAAGTTCTTGACACAGGGTCAGGGATAGGTTATAATAACAAAACATCATTAACAAAAAGGAGAAGATGATGAACATGAAAATGTATACAGGTACATTTACTAAGAAGTCTGGCGATGAGCGAACAATGACGTTCGTGCGCCTCAACGATCTACCAGAGCAGTTTCTAAACGAGCAAGTCTCTGGTACTGGTACAGCCCGGAACCTAGCGGATGGGCTTGAGCTTGTCTGGGATGTGGAAAACAGTGGTTTCCGAGTTTTCAACTGGAACACTACCACAACTGAGACCAGTTATGAGAACGTAGAAGAAAATACGATCTTTTCACTTAACAACACCAGTGAAGTGGTGTAAAATATAAAACAGATAAGCAGAAAATTTGCTGTTTATACTCAAGGGTAATTAACCCACAACTACAAGGAGAAACATAATGGGTATTGATATTAACAAGATGCGAGAGAAGCTGTCACGACTTCAAAACGGAGGGCGCTCAAACTCAAAGAGCAACTTCTGGCGACCAGCAGATGGGGAGCAGACAATTCGTATTGTTCCGACCGCTGACGGCGATCCCTTTAAGGAGTTTTGGTTCCACTATAATTTGGGACAGAACGCAGGGTTCCTTTCGCCAAAGAAGAATTTTGGTGAGGATGATCCTCTGAACGATTTCATTCGTTCTTTGTATCAAGAGGGTACTGACGACAGTATTAAGATGGCGAAGTCTCTTAATGCACGTCAACGTTTCTTTGCTCCCGTGATTGTGCGTGGAGAGGAGAATCAGGGTGTCCGAGTCTGGGGCTTTGGTAAGACTGTTTACGAACAGCTTCTAAACCTCGTTCTTAATCCGGAGTATGGTGACATTACGGATCCTTCAGAGGGTACGGACCTCACTCTACAATACGGTAAGCCGCAGGGTGCAGCGTTCCCTGTTACTCGCCTCACTCCGCACCGTCGCACTTCAGCGATTTGTCCGGACATCTCACCAGAGGAGTGTGCAAAGCTGCTGGAAACTGTTCCAGACTTTGACGGCTTGTTTGAGCGCAAGACTCCGGCTCAGGTTCAGACGATGCTTGACGAGTATCTTGCATCTGACAACCCGGAGGAAACTTCGTCTGAGACTACGAAGTATGGTGGAAACACCACCACCACCGAGAACACAAACTCGGTTGAGCAAGCCTTTAACGATCTTCTAAGTTAAAGTTGTAGATACCCACGGGAGGGCACAGGGTCAACAGGTGCCCTACAATTTTATAACTGAAAACAATGGAGTAATGCTACTATGGCAAGAAGCAAAAACAAAGGTGCAGGTAAAATGTCTATTGCGGACATGAGGGCTGCTATTAATAAAAAGCATGGACAAAATGTGGCTTATAGTCTAGCAGACGAAAACCCAACCGATGTTAAAGATTTCATCCCGACAGGTTCTCGCTGGCTTGACTCTATTATTTGCCGAGGTAAACGAGGAGGCATCCCTGTTGGGAAGGTTTCCGAGATCGCAGGTCTTGAAGCAACAGGGAAGTCGTACATGGCTGCTCAGGTTGCTGCGAATGCTCAGAAGATGGGGATTGATGTTGTCTATTTTGATTCAGAATCTGCTATTTCTTCTGACTTTTTAACTGCCGCTGGTTGCGATGCTGACAACATTTTATATATTCAGGCGACTTCCGTAGAGTTCGTCTTGGAGACGATTGAGGACATTCTTTCTCAAGCAGAGAACAGGATTCTTTTCGTCTGGGATAGTTTGGCACTCACACCAAGCGAGACCGATATTGCGGGAGACTTTAATCCACTGTCTAGCATGGCTGTTAAGCCAAGGATTTTGTCAAAGGGAATGTCCAAGCTCGTCCAGCCTATTGCAAATGCAGAGGCGACGTTGGTGGTGTTGAATCAGTTGAAGACCAATATTACCAGTAATGTTGCAGAAGCGATGACGACACCCTATTTCACTCCCGGTGGCAAGGCTATGCACTATACATATAGTTTGCGTGTATGGCTGACGGGTCGGAAAGCGAAGGCTTCATTTATCATGGATGACCGTGGATTCCGGATTGGCTCGGAGGTGAAGGTGAAGCTGGAGAAATCCCGATTCGGTACAGCCGGTCGCCAGTGTGCGTTCAAGATTCTTTGGGGCGGTGAAGTTGGAATCCAAGACGAGGAGAGTTGGTTTGAGGCAGTCAAGAGTTCGGAACACCTTGTTTCTGCCGGGTCTTGGTACACACTAACACACTCTGATGGCACCACAGAAAAGTTCCAGCCCGGTCGGTGGATGGAGAAGATGGCAAACGAGAAGTTCAGGAATCGCATTCTTGAATTGATGGATGAGGAGGTTGTCTTGAAATTTGACAAGCGGCAAGGCAGCGCAGCAGACTTTTACGACATTGATGGTGACGAAGATACCCCGACACCAGAAGTGGAATAAAAAAAACGCTTGACAATGTGCCTTTAGTTGTGTATAATGATTACATGATTAAGGGCATTTTTTTTGGAGTTATTTGTGTGTAAAGAGATTCGCCGCTTGAGGATGGCAGCGAAAGCAGCAGAGCAATCTGGTCACTGCACTTTCCGTCATGGGGCGGTTCTGATCCGAGGTGGTTCTATCATTAATGTTGCAGCCAATAGCGACAACCACACCTCTTTTGGTCAAAGGTTCAGAACCGCTCCCGGCAGGGCAACACACCATGCCGAACTAGCTTGTGTGCTTGGGATTGATAGATCGTCAACGCAGGGTGCCACGATGTATGTTGCAAGAATCAATAAAAAAGGGCGATGGAAAATGAGCAAGCCCTGCTCCATGTGCCACGAGGCTATGAAGTTTGTAGGAATAAAGAGAGTGGTATACACCACAGGTGATAAAAGCTGGGGGTCGTACCACCTCCAAGACAAAAAGATAGAGGTTGGATATGACGAATAATAAAAAGAAAAGGGTGTTGGTTATTGATGCCCTCAACATGTACTTCAGAGCTTACATTGTAGACCCAAGCCTATCCACAAACGGTCAGCCGATTGGTGGTCTCAAGGGATTCCTGAAGATCCTTCAGAAGCTATGCAGAGAGACAAGCCCAGATGAGATCGTGGTTTGTTGGGATGGTGCAGGCGGCTCATCCCGCCGCAAGAGCACTGTCAAGGAATATAAGGCTGGTCGCAAACCCATCCGTCTTAACAGGCAGATAAGAAACTTGTCAGAGTCAGAGGAGATAGAAAATAAAATCTGGCAACAGACAAGGCTCTTTGAGTATCTAAACTGCACGCCTATCATGCAGCTTGTGTTGGACAATGTAGAGGCAGATGATATTATTTCTGCCGTGATTCAGCACGGTCGTTTTGATGACTATCAGAAGGTTATCGTTTCCAGCGACAAAGATTTTTTTCAGTTGTGTGATGACTCCACCGTTGTGTTCAGACCAATCCAAAAGGAGGTCTTGAACAAGAACAATATTATTGATAAGTTTGGCATCCACCCAGCAAACTTTGCCCTTGCTCGTGCTATCGCTGGCGATAAATCTGATAACCTGCCCGGTGTCCAAGGGGTGGGGTTGCCAACTGTTGCAAAGAGGTTTTCTTTCTTGTCGGAGGAGAAGTCTCACACGATTGATAGTATACTGGAATACGCAGAGGAGCAGGCTAAAGAGTCGGGACTAAAAGTTTTTAAAAATATAGTTGAACAAGAAGACACAATTAGGTTAAACTATAAAATGATGCAGCTATATGTTCCAAGCATTTCTGCACAAGGTAACCAGAAGATTAATGATACAATTGATGATTTTGAGTACCACTTTAACAAGACCGAGATTCGCAAGATGATGGTTATGGACGGGTTTGGTGAATGGAACTGGAACGACCTTTTCCAAATCTTAAAAAAGATTTCGTTTGAAAAAGGAGTAACAAGTGACACCACCGGAAATTAGTTTCGCAAAGTTTGGCACCAGCTTTCAAGAAAGTTTGGTTCATCTGATCTTTGAAGACCGTGTGTTCTCGGATCAGATTCGTGAGGTTCTTGACGTTGAATTCTTGGAGGTAAAATACCTGAGACTTTTTCTCAAGAGGATGTTTGCCCATAGGGATAAGTACGGCACACACCCATCTAGGGATGCGATGACCACCCTCCTGCGTACAGAGCTTGACGAGGAGAATGAAGTTGTTGTCAAGCAGGTGCGAGAATATTTTGCTAGAATTTTAGCCGCAAACTCACAAGTCAAAGACTCTGAGTATATTAAGAGTGTTTCTCTTGAGTTCTGCAAGAAGCAGAAATTGAAAGAGGCGCTGCTTGAGTCGGCAGACCTCATCACACGTGCCAGTTCTACTTCTTATGATGAAGTGAGAAAGAAGATTGACTGCGCTTTGAAGTTGGGATCCGAAAACAACTTTGGATATGATTATTTGGCAGACTTTGAGAGCCGTTTTGAGTTGAAGTCTCGTGATCCTATCACCACAGGTTGGAAAAAAATTGATACTATCACTCAGGGTGGTCTCGGCATTGGAGAGCTTGGGGTAGTGATTGCTCCCACGGGCGTTGGTAAGTCCATGGTCCTCGTTCACCTTGGTGCTGAGGCTTTGAAGGCTGGTAAGACCGTTGTTCATTATACTTTGGAGTTGGGCGATACCGTGGTTGCGTCACGATATGACAGTTGCATTACGGGCATCGGCTTGTCCGATCTGTTCACCAGAAAAGAAGAAATTTATGAGCAGATTAAGGATGTGACTGGTCGTCTTATCGTGAAAGAATATCCCACAAAAACGGCTACCACAGCGACGATCACGAACCACCTTGAGAAACTTATTGCTCGTGGAATTAAGCCCGACATGATTCTTGTAGACTACGGAGACCTTCTTCGCCCAATTGACAAGAGAAAAGAAAAAAGAAACGAGTTGGAGTCTATTTATGAGGAGATGCGAGCACTGGCACAGGTATACCAATGCCCAGTGTGGACGGCATCACAAACGAATAGGACGGGCTTGAATGCAGAGGTTATCACGATGGAATCAATTTCAGAGGCTTTCAATAAGTGCTTTGTTGCCGATTTCATCTGCACTATCTCTCGGACCATTGAAGATAAGAATACGAACGAGGGACGAATGTTTGTAGCCAAGAACAGAAACGGTCCCGACGGAATTGTGTTTCCGATTTTCATGGAAACTCGCAATGTCAAAATTAAAGTTTTGGAAAGAACTGGTGACACACCAAGCTCGCTTGCGGCAAACGCAGCGAAGCGACAAGCTGAAACTTTAAAAGAAAAGTACAAAAACTTCCGCAATGGAAGAAAAGAATAAATTAACAAAATGAATAAAGGGGTATGATAAAAATGTTTACAAGAGATGAGGTATATGATTCAACGCTGAAATACTTCGGCGGTGATGAACTGGCAACTAACGTGTGGATGACAAAGTACGCACTTAAAAATAAAGAGGGGGAATTTAAAGAAAAGACCCCGGACGATATGCACCGCAGGCTTGCGAGTGAATTCGCTAGGATTGAAAAAGATTTCAATTCTGGTCACGAATTGTCCGAAGAACAGGTTTACGAATATTTAAAAGATTTCAAATATATTGTCCCACAGGGTTCGCCCATGATGGGTATCGGAAATAATTATGTTAATGTCTCGCTATCAAACTGCGTGGTGGTTGAGTCACCAGAAGATAACATCTCCTCCATCGTTAACGCAGGCAGAGATCTTGCTAATCTATTTAAGCGTCGGTGTGGCGTTGGTCTTGACGTATCTAATCTACGTCCAGACGGAGCATCGGTAAACAACTCCGCTGGTACGACCACTGGCGCATGGAGCTTTGCGGATTTTTATTCTTACGTTTGTCGTATGATTGGTCAGAACGGTAGACGAGGAGCACTGATGATAACGATGGACGTGAGACACCCAGACATTGAAAACTTTGTCACGATGAAGCACGACTTGACGAAAGTCACGGGTGCAAACGTCTCTATTAAAATCAGTGATGATTTCATGGAAGCTGTGCAGAAAAAGGAAACTTTTAATTTACAGTACCCAGTCGGATCCGAGACCCCTACAGTTACGAAAGAGGTTGATGCCTCGGCACTGTGGGATACTATTGTGGAGTCGGCGACGAAAACTGCTGAACCGGGCTTGCTCATGTGGGGAAACATTGAAAAAACCCTCCCAGCAGAATGCTACTCAGATGTGGGGTATAAGACTATCTGTACTAACCCCTGTGCAGAAATCCCCTTGTCTGCATATGATAGCTGCCGTTTAATCTCTTTGAATTTAAAACATTTGGTTGATAATCCGTTCACGCCAGAAGCAGAATTTAATTTTAAAAAGTTTGCTGAAGTTGTCAAGGTAGGTATGCGCCTGTCAGATGATCTTGTCACTTTAGAGGCTGAGAAACTTGAGGGAATCCTAGATGCTTGTGACACCGAGGATGAAGTTGAGTTGTGGGCAAAACTGAAGACGGCAGCACTAAACGGTCGTCGTACAGGGTTGGGTACACACGGGTTAGCAGATGCCCTTGCTAGGTTGCAGTTGCCATACGATTCTCAGGACGCTATTGAGGTTGTTTCCTCTATCTATGCGACCCTCAGAAACGAAGCGTATCGTGAGAGTGTGATCTTGGGCAGAGAACGTGGAGCTTTCGCTGTTTATGACAGTAGTAAAGAGGTTGATCACGAGTTCTTGAAAGAACTACCCAGCGACATTCGTGCACTGATGCATGAGTACGGTCGCAGGAATATTTCTATTCTAACAAATGCGCCTACAGGTTCGGTGTCTATCATGTCTCAGACTTCTTCTGGTCTTGAGCCTGTGTTTAGAAACTCCTACGTGAGACGACGAAAGCTAGAGACGGCAGAATATTCAGAAGACGATTTCATTGATGAGTTGGGAGACCACTGGAAAGAGTTTGAAGTGTTCCACCACAACGTGCAAGAATACTTTGATGCCACTGGCAAGAACACTTTACCAGAGTTTTTCACGGAGAGTGATCAGATTGACTGGCTACGCCGCATTGAGATTCAGGCAGCGATTCAAAAAAATATTGATCATGCGATTAGTTCTACAATTAACTTGCCGAAGGGCACGTCAACTGACGTGGTGTCTGAGTTGTACTTGGAGGCGTGGAAGCAGGGCTTGAAGGGTGTCACTATTTATGTTGACGGTTCTCGGACTGGCGTTCTTGTGACGAACGAAGACGCAAGTAGTGAGGTTTTCCCTCAGCACGCAGCGCCAAAACGACCAGAGGTTGTAGAGTGTGATATTCACCACACCACCATTAAGGGTGAGAAGTGGGTTGTCCTTGTGGGCTTGATGGATGAAAAGCCGTATGAAGTTCTCGCTGGTGAGGCGAGCATGATTGAGATTCCCAAGCGATACGTCAAGGGTACTTTATCAAAAACACATTTTAAGACAAAAAACAACAGATATGACTTGACATTTGGATACAATGGTGATAGTATTACTGTGAAAGATGTGGTTAAGGCTTTTGATAATCCAACTGATGCTGCGTTTACTCGTATGATCTCGTTGGGTCTTCGCCACGGAGCCGAGGTTAAGTTTATGGTTGAGCAACTACAGAAGGATAAAGAGAGCGATATGTTTTCTTTCTCAAAGTGCATTGCTCGTATTCTGAAGTCTTACATTAAAGACGGGGAGGTGCCTAGCGATAAGATGTGTACCGAATGTAGTTCTGATGCTCTGGTGTATCAGGATGGATGTGTAACTTGCACAGCCTGTGGCTATGCAAAGTGTGGATAAATAAAAAAAATAAAAAAACGCTTGACACCAGCGTCAATTGGTGTTATTATGTTATCACAACTCAGAAAAGGAGAATCTAATGAGTGATGTAAAGACAGTTGATCAGTATATTGAGAACTACATTAAATCCGTAGCTGCCTTGGAAGAAGCCCAAGAGCCTTTCAAGGAGCAACGCCGAGAACTCCGCAAGGAGTATGAAGACAACGGTTGGTTGTCCAAGGAGCAGCAGCGTCTTGCTGTCAAGGCTTATCGTTTGATTAAGGACGAAGAAGATATGGAACAGCTTCTTGATTTCTACGAGAAGGTTGCCACTATTAGACGAAACTAGAGGAGAGTAGAGATGTTTGTACCATTCAACAGACACCTACTTGTAGAGCCTATCAAGGGTGAGGATCGGGATGAGGTCACTGTGCTGATTCCCGAATCCTCGCTCAAGAAGTCTCCTTGGTCTTTGGTCAAGCTGGTTGCTGTAGCAGCAGACTGCCAGAAGTTCATTGATCTTACCGGAGAGGTGGGTTCCACTCTTGTGGTCAACTCCTCAATGATTGAGGAGGTACAAGTGGGTAGTGAAAAGTTTAATTTGATTTTAGAAAATCACGTTATGGGTTTATACACGGAGGCATGATGCATGGGTTTATCGGAACTAATTTGTGCAGCAGTAATTTCTATTGGTATGCCAAACTCTCAGCTTGCCTGCGAGAAGATGCCTCTGGTGACAACTCTCGCAGAGAAGGCAGATGTTGATCCTGTTGTCATGGTTGCTCTCATCCAGACGGAGAGTAACTGGACACCGACGGCAGTTAGTTGGGCAAACGCCTGTGGTCTGACTCAGGTCGTGCCCAAGTGGACAGGCGGCAAGGCTTCAGGTAGAATTAAGTACACCTGCGAGGAACTTAAAAATCCTGTAACATCTATCACAGCCGGAACCAAAATCTTTGGCTTCTGGTTGCACAGCTATGGTAAATGCAGGGTTGGAAAGTGCCGAAAGAAAAACTATGTTGTCGGTCTGTGTGGATACAACGCAGGTTATCGCTGCAAGGGAGATGCACCCCACAAAACAGGAATGTTTTACGCAAAGAAAGTTTTGAAAAGGGCTGCAAGAATTAAACGTGCCATGCGGAGATTGAAAATTGACAAATAGAGTTTTAATTGATGATGCGGGACTCATGTACACTGAGTGTGCAGTGGTTGGTTGTAGTTATGAGGCATTGAAGTTTGCTGAAGAAAACAATTTACCGCTTGTATACTGTGAGCATGAGCCGCCTCACTTTTTTGACGAAGAATCAATTGAACAGTTTTCAGATCTTTGCTTCTACCTTTCTCTGCAAGGTCTCATTCCTTTCGGAGAGATGATTGATTCAATGAGAATCCACCCAGAAGATTTTACACTTGAACTGACCATGGGTGTCAAGAAGTACACCATGTTATATGAAAAGCTGTACGTCTTCTCAGACAAGAACCTTAAAGGTTTGCCCACCCCTTCAAAAAAGAATACTAATTTTAAAGTTTTGGATTGGCTAGATGTTACATCGTGTGCAGGAAATTTTAACACTATTAAGACAGAAGACGATTTTGTCAACAGCATTCACTTTTACCCCAGCTTTCGTACATCTAGAGATGGCTTTAGTGATGCTGTTTCTGTTTCTTATATGACAGAAGATGAGCTTCAAGACGAAGGTAAGTGTGACACTTACGCTCGCTTAAAGTCAATTAATTTAATGTCATCGGCTGGCATAACTGGCACTAAGATGGGATCGGGACGCTTTAGACCCTTGCAAGTTTCACACTCACACCGGGAGATCATTCCCTTGGAACAGAACGAGTATGAAGCCTTGCCGGGTTTGGAGTTTAAATGATTGAAGAAGTTAATAAGTCAGGATTAAATTCTTTTCACTTGGCTGGTGTCGTTCCAATCGCTGGGCAACCACTGGAATTTAATTTTCCATGGCATCCAAGTCTGAACCCACTGTCGCCAGATTATCTTGCGCTACAGCGTGCTGTCTATGAATGTGCTATGGCTGGCAGCGAGACGATTTGGATCGTGTGCCACAAGGAGACGCAGCCGCTCGTAAGAAAAGTTGTGGGAGAATGGATTACAGACCCAGCCTCGGTAGGCAGAGGCAGATTCCCGACGGATAACCTCCGAAGGATTCCGATCTATTACGTGCCCATTCACCCGAAGGATAGACAGAAAAGAGATTGCCTTGGGTGGTCAGCATTGTACGGTGCGCTCTCAGCGTATTGGATTAGTAGAAAGATGAGCAAGTGGATCATCCCGGACATGTATTATGTTTCTTTTCCTTATGGGGTGTATCCAGTTGGGCAGCTTCGTGAACAGCGCAAAAAGATTTCCAGTAGAAAAAAATTTTCACTTACATTCAACGGTCTTGGTATAAAAGACGGGTTACCGTTGGGGTTTACATTTGATGGTGAAGATTTTAAAAACTGTAGAAGGGACGTTCGTGAGCAGGGAACGCATCTTTACGATTCTGACGGCAAGAGGTTGTCAATAAAAGAAAGATACAGTGCACGTCATTTTTCCCTTGACAAAGTTTTTAAATCTGTTAATATGACAGATGTAAATGAGGTTGAAGTCCCGTGGTTCTATGACATAACTACGTGGCAAGGATATAAAAAGTTTTTAGCGTCGGATAGGACGCTCGTCAAACCAGAGGAGATAAAATATAATGAGTGGAATCAAATTAGTTGGCTTGGATCCGGTGGGGAATCCGGAGATTAATACTGTAGAGCAGGGGTATGACAACATCTCCTATACAGACAAGGAGATGGCAGGGTTTCCATTTCGTTACCACGATTTGACAATTGAACAAAAGTTTTTTGTTGACAGCATGTACGAATCCTGTTATAATATGTTTACTAGAAAGGTTGAGGTTGAAGAAGAACTAGAAAATCTTTCAGAACTTGTTAACGAAGTTCAAGCGGCAACCAGTCGCCTTAACAAATTACTATAGAGGTACAAATGCAAGAAAGAACAACGTCATCCATCCCCTTTGTCGGTCTACACGCTCACTCTGTGGCGGGTTCTCCATTTGACGGTCTTGGCTTTCCACCCGAACATATGGAGTTTGCTTATGGTAATGGATCCGATGCTCTAGCACTTACTGACCATGGCAATGCTAACGGTTTGTCTTATCAGGTGTTGCACGCAAAGAAGATGCAGGCGGATGGCAAAGACTTCAAACCAATCTTTGGTGTAGAGGCTTACTTTGTTCCTTCTATTGCCGAGTGGCGTGAGGAATACGACCGTCAAATGGCAGAGAAGAAGGGTCGTGGCTCAAAGAAGAAGGGTGAGAGTCAGGGCACGGTGGTTGAGACAGAGGAGCGAAAGAATAATGATATTCTTCGTCGTCGTCGCCACTTGATCTTGCTTGCCCAGAATCAGGAAGGTTTGAATAATATTTTCTCGCTTATCTCCAAGTCGTTCCGACCGGAAAACTTTTATCGTTTCCCTCGTGTTGACTATGCAATGCTTGCAGAACACTCCGAGGGTGTGATTGCAGCGTCTGCTTGTTTGGGCGGCGTGTATGCAGGCGACATGTGGGAGAATCGTGAGGACGGCGACGAGGCTGTCCTAGATGCGATGCGTACAACGACAGATCGCATGAGAGAGGTGTTCGGTGACCGTTGGTATGGTGAGTTGCAGTGGAATAACATCCCCGAACAGCACGATCTAAACAGGTATGTTATGCAGATTGCCGAAGAAAAGGGTCTTGAACTTATTTCTACTGCGGATAGCCATTATCCTACGCCTGATGCGTGGAAGGACCGACTTCTCTACAAGAAGCTAGGTTGGCTGGAGGGTGGCGAGATTGACACCGACCTTCCCGTTGATGTTGATGAGGTGGGCTACGAGTTGTACCCGAAGAATGGCGACCAGATGTGGGAGAGCTACAAGAAATACTCCGAGGGTCACGACTATGACGATGATCTGGTTATGCGGTCTATTACGAACACTCACATGATTGCGTTTGAACGCATTGAGAAGTTCTTGCCCGACAACACTGTACGCCTACCTTCGTTCGTGGTGCCCGCTGGCATGACGGCAGACGAAGCCTTGAAAAAGTATTCTGCTGATGGCTTGCGCTCGGTGATTGCAGGCATGGACGAGAGCACGGTTTTGGAGTACATTGAAAGACTCAAGTATGAGCTTTCCGTCATCTCCGAGCGTGGCTTCAGTAAATATTTTCTTACAATGAAAGCTATCTCCGACATGGCGATGGACCGTCAGTTGGTCGGTCCCGGTCGTGGCTCAGCAGCAGGCTCTCTCGTCTCTTACGTGCTCAAAATTACGCAGGTTGATCCAATCAAGTATGGTCTTCAGTTTGAACGTTTCTTGACACGCTCAGGCAAGGGCTACCCAGACATTGACTACGATGTTGCTTCGCCTATGGAACTCAAGGAGGAGCTAGTAGAGGAGTGGGGTGAGAACACGGTGGTTCCCATCTCCAACTGGAACACGCTTCAGTTGCGCTCCTTGATTAAGGATATTTCTAAGTTTTATAATATTCCTTTCAACGAGGTTAACGCTGTCACCAGCAAGATGCTCTTTGAGGCGACACCACTCGCCAAGAAGAAGCATGGCATTACAGCAGGTGTCTACGCACCGACGTGGGAAGAAGTTATGGAATACAGCAAGTCTCTAAAGAGCTTCTTGTCGCAATATCCACAAGTTGAGACGCACGTCAAGCGTCTCGTGGGTCAGGTTCGCTCTTGTTCTCGTCACGCAGGTGGTGTTGTGGTTGCCGAAGATTTGAACAGGCACATGCCTTTGATCTATTCGGGTGGTGTGCGTCAGACACCATGGTCCGAGGGCATGAACGTTCGCCATCTTGAACCCATGGGCTTTATCAAGTTTGATATTCTCGGTCTCGCTTCTCTGCGAATGATGGAGGGTGCAATCTCTCATATCCTGAAAAGGCATCATGGTATGGAGGAGCCGACGTTCAAGGACATTAAAAAGTTCTATGATGAAAAGCTGCACCCTGACACTATTGACCTTAATGATCAGGAGGTATATAAAAATATTTTCCAAGACGGTCGCTGGGCTGGTGTATTCCAGTTCACTGAGACTGGTGCACAAAACTTTTGCAAGCGAGCACAACCAGAAAATATTATTGACCTCGCAGCTATCACGTCAATCTTTCGTCCGGGTCCGTTGTCGGCAAAGGTAGACAAGAATTATGTTTCGGCAAAGAAGTTGCCAGACAATATTGATTATCCGTGCTCGGAGTTCCAAGAGGTAACCGAGGAGACTTACGGATTTCTTATTTTCCAAGAGCAGATTGCTGCGTTGGCTCACAAGCTGGGTAAGGATCTGTCTCTTGACGAAGGCAACATGCTACGCAAGTTGCTGACGAAGAAAGGTACAGGTAAGGGTCATGAGGTCAAGGACGGTATCTACCAGAAATTTCTTGCGGGGTGCTTGGAGAAGGGTCTTGAGGAGGCTCAGGCGGTACGTCTATGGGAGACGTTTGAATACTTTTCTGGCTATGGCTTCAATAAGTCTCATGCTATTTCGTATTCTATCCTGTCATACCAGTGTGCGTGGCTCCTGAACTACTATCCATCTGAGTGGCTTGCTGCTTTCTTGGACAAGGAGCCTGAGAGTCGTAAAGAGAAGGCTTTGAACATTGCAAAGTCTATGGGCTTTAGGATTGAGGCTCTGAACGTGAACACTTCGGGTTCCGTCTGGGAGATTTCTGACGATGGCACGAAACTGGTGCAGCCCCTAACCTCCATCAAGGGTCTAGGCGCTTCTGCGATGGAGCAGATTCTCAACCACCGACCTTTCAACTCTGTAGAGGAGTTCTTGTTCAACGAGGAGATTGTGTATTCCAAACTGAACAAGAAGGCTCTGGACGTTCTGACGAGAAGTCAGGCTCTGAACTGTCTGGTGGATGATCGCTTCTCTGGTCTGAAGCATTTCTGGTCAGCTATCGCTGTTGACCGACCAAAGAACAAGAAGAAGCTGGCAGAGAACATTGAGGCGTACATGGAGGAGGGAGACTTCTCTGACCAAGAGAAGATTGAATACCTAGTGCACCTGACTGGTTCATTCCCCATGTCTCTCGTCCTTAGTGACGACGTTATGGCGAACCTAGAGCAGTATAATGTTCCACCGCTCGGAGAGTTTGATCCAGACCTCGGGGTTGCTTGGTTTATTCCTCGTGAAATTATTCCGAAGAAAACTAAGAATGGCAAGACTTACTGGATTGTCAACACTGTTGATATTTCCGGAGGCTCCAGCAAAATTAAATGTTGGGGAGTTGACCCTAATCGTGATATTCTCCACATCAACCGTCCATACATGGCAAAGCTGGATTACAGCGAGCAGTGGGGATTCAGCACAAGGAGTATCCGACACAGTTTTAAATTATTGGCATAATTGCGATTTTTAAAATTTTTTTGCCGGTAATTTTTTCAGATTTTACTTTACATCGTAAGCTAAATGATGTATATTAGAGATAACAATAAAAACAAGGAGTTAATCACATGATTATTGAATATTGCAGAACACACCAACATGTAGTTCCCCCAATTCGCTCAAATCCGAGTGATGCAGGTCTAGACGTGTTTTACTGCCCGGATGTGCCAAAACCTATTGAGATCCAGCCCGGAGAAAACGCAAAACTTGCTACTGGTCTTCGTTTTGGCATTCCGCACGGATATATGCTTCAGGTGATGAACAGGTCATCCCTCGCTTCCAAGAAAAACTTGGTCGTCGGCGCTCACTGCGTAGATAGCGGATATGACGGAGAAGTGTTCATTGACATTCATAACATTGGAACAGAAATGCAGCTTATTGAGCCTTTGGCTAAGATTGCACAGGTTGTACTGGTCCCAGTGGTTTCGTTTCGTGCATTAGAGACCAACAACCCAGATCTTTACGGCTGGGCACCAATCACTATCTCTGATCGTGGAGCGGGCGGTTTCGGTTCAACGGGAGGCTAGTTTGGGCGGTCTAAAAAGAAAGATTGAGCGTAAAAAGATGAAAGACGCAGAAAAAGAGATGAAACAGAAGTTAAACATGTTTGACAAGATGGGTGATGAGTGCCTAAACTGTCAAAAAGAGTTTGACAAGAAGGATCGCTCTATGGTAGAGTCTTGGAGAGTTGTAGTACGCCAAGATGAAGGTAAAGTTAATTTATATTGTCCCGAATGTTGGGACTTTGCACAAAAAATCGTAAGGGAGGCATTGGGTAACGATGGCGAGTAAAAACGACATGAAAGTCCACTATAGTTCAAAGAGTAACGAGTGGGATACGCCACAGGCGTTTTATGACCGGCTAAACGAGCACTATGGCTTCACACTAGATCCGTGCGCTACGGAGCAGTCAGCCAAGTGTGATAAATACTTCACAGAAACTGACAACGGTCTTGATCAGAGTTGGGCTGGCGAGACAGTGTTTATGAACCCTCCTTACGGTCGCCAGATTGGAAAGTGGATCAAGAAGGCTCACGATGAAGCTAAGAACAATAAAGGTACAACTGTTGTGTGTTTGATTCCGTCACGGACGGATACGAAATACTGGCACGACTATTGTATGCAAGCACACGAACTTTATTTTGTCCGAGGTCGTCTGAAGTTCGGAAACAACACAATCAGTGGACAAAAGAACAATCCAGCACCATTCCCATCTGCGGTCGTGGTGTTCAAGTCGGGATACACGCCTCTCTATGGCGGCAACAACCCGAAGCTATATACTATGTCAAACGGAGGCTCAAAGTGAGCGATTACAAGATCCAAGAGGCACTAACTTATCAAGACGTGCTTCTTGTGCCACAATACAGTGATATTAAGACGAGAAAGGAGGTGGATATTTCGGCTGACTTGCAGCCGGGAATGACTCTGCCGATTCCGATTATCGCTAGTCCGATGGATACGGTCTCTGAGCGTGCCATGGCAGACTCACTGGCTCAAATTGGGGCAATGGCAGTAATCCATCGGTACAATTCACCAGAGTTACAATCGTCTCACATAAACGACTGTTTTGGTTTAGTGGGTGGCGCTGTTGGCATGTCTGGCGATTATCGTGACCGAGCAGACATGCTGGTTTCTGCTGGTGCACAGGTTCTGTGTGTAGACGTGGCGCATGGTCACCACGTGTCTATGAAGGATGCCCTTCGTTGGTTGTCTGACAATTATAAAAGCGAGGGTGTTCACATCATCGCAGGGAACGTTGCAACCCTAGACGGGTTTAACGCCTTGGCTGATTGGGGTGCGGACTCTGTGCGGTGCAACATCGGCGGCGGCAGCATCTGTACAACCCGAGTTCAGACGGGTCATGGTGTTCCGGGATTGCACACTATCTTTGACTGTGCAAACTCCGTCAATGCTGGTTCTGTCAATATTATTGCCGACGGCGGCATTAGGAACTCCGGAGATATTGTCAAGGCTCTCGCTGCGGGTGCTGATGTGGTCATGTTAGGCTCTCTGCTTGCTGGAACCACCGAAGCACCGGGATCTGTCATCTGGGAAGACGGAAAGGCATATAAGGAGTACCGAGGTATGGCGAGCCGGAAAGCTCAGGTAGACTGGCGAGGCAAGGTAGGAACCCCCGAAGGGGTTACGACCCGAGTCCCACACCGAGGATCGGTTCGTGACGTGGTGCTAGAGTTGGCTGGCGGTATTCGTAGTGGATTGTCTTACTCGGGCGCACGTGATATTACACAACTACAAGCAAAGGCTAAATTTATTCGCCAAACGGGGGCAGGTCAGATTGAAAGTTCTGATCATATTAATAAATGACAAAGTACGGCGAAGAAAATAAAAAGATTATTTTCAGTGACACTGGCAAGACTCATGCTGAGTTTAAAATCAAACTTCAGTATGACAGTTTAGCACAAGGAGACTTCTTTAGGGAAGTCGTGTCTGCTTACCTGAGTGAAGATGAGGCGTTCATGACTTTTCTTGAAGGGATGAAGGAGCGACTACAGAATCAGTCAAAGAGGCAGAGAGAAGTTGTAAAAAAAGAAAGAGAGCTTTCAAAGAAGGCGGCGAAAGATTTTTCACTAACAGAACAAGAGGTTGAGAACATCTTTGACCTTTTAGAGAGGGAAACAGGAATATGAGAGAGTGTAGTAAAACATGTATGAAACTAGATGTGTCATGCCCAGTTCAAGATTGTAGAATGTGGATGGACTATGAAGAAGATTTAAATTGCACCCTTGTTGCAATTGAAAACAACGACGGCAAGCCCATGACACTGAGAGAGGTTGCACCGAGGATTGGAGTTACGTTTCCTCGTGTAAAGCAGATTGAAGACGTGGCATTTAAAAAATTACAAAAAAGACTCAAGGATTACTCGCACTAATTTTTATTTAATGAGGACTTTTTGAGGTTATCGCACTATTTATACATTGAAAGGCACTTTCTGTTATCGTGCCTCAACTAACATAATACTAGGAGAGAGTTAAAGATGAAAAAGAATACAAAAGGAACTATCCTTAACGAGAGCACGATTCGCCGTTTTATGAAGTTGGCAAATATTGAGCCACTTGCAGAAAGTTACCTTGGACAATTCACCGAAGAAGAAGATGAGATGGACGCAGAAGCACCAGCGCCAGATATGGACGCAGATATGGGTGCAGAAGAACCAGCTATGGGTGATGAAGCCGAGGCTGCGGCAGGCGGTGCAGCAGAGTCTGTACCACAAGAAGCCGTTGAAGAAATCGTTGCAGCAATTGCGAGCGCAGTTGAAGAAGTTACCGGTACTCCGGTTTCTTCAGAGCCAGCAGATGCAGAAGCACCAGAGATGGATGCAGACATGGGCGAACCAGAAGCTCTAGATGAGCCAGCCGGTGAAGACGAAGAAGCACCAGCTACTCGTTATGAGCAGAAGGACGAAGACGAAGACGAAGAACCAGCTACTCGTTATGAGCAGAAGGATCATGAAGAAGAAGACGAGAAGGATGAGGAGAAGGCTGAAGAAGCACTCATTCGTCGTGTCGCTGAAAGAGTCGCTGAAAGACTTCGCCGAAGACGCTAAGATTAATTCTCTCATAATCGTGTAGACTAATATTGCCGCCTGTGCGACAGTGCAGGCGGCATTTTGCCTTTAGTGAAAGGTGGTTGCTATGGAAATTTCTATTTTTTTGGGATTTTTTGCAGGATATTTGGTTGGCAACGTTTTCTCTAGACTACTTAGGTTTAGAGAGGAGAGGCAGGCGGCTATCATGGCACAGATTCAGGCTTTACGATTGTTTTCGCAAAGTATTAACCAGTACGGACATTTGCGACAATGGCACGACAATGTTGCCATTGGGATTGATGAAGTCAAGAGAAAAGTGCTTGAATCCGCAGAGGGTTCATCAAATTTCTCAGAACAAGAAAAGGCTGAGCTTTCAGGCTTTCTGGGTGAACGTTACAGCGAAGAATTAAAGTCGGTGTGGAACACATTTGAATGGGACATGAAGAAGTTCAAAGAAGACTCAATTCGGCTTATCTCTACATCCACTTCTAGCTCCTTAAAACCTCCTTACGAAACTTGGGCAGAAGCTATGGCGTGGCTCACGGCATTTGAGATGAAGCTCGCTCAAGAACTTAAACAAAAACAAGCCAACTTGGAGGAAAAAAGCAAATGAAGCTAAAGAAGCAAAACAGTCAACAGACAATCAAACTGAAAGAATTAAAAGATTTGATCGCAGAGGCGATCCAAGCCGAAAACAGTCTAAACAGAGGGTTCTTGCTAGAATCTCCAGATATGATTGATGAGGCGGGCAAGACGAGTATCGCCAGAGCCTTGTATCCGTTCAAGGCTATTTTTATCTTGGGACCAGCCGGAGCAGGAAAGACTTTTGTTTCTGACCGAGTGGGCATTCCAAAAGGTGGGCAGCAAGACTTCCACACTATCAACCCAGACCAGAGAATTGAAGATGTTTTTCCTGCGTTCGGAGTGACGATGCAGTTCGTTAAAGGTTTCCCAGAGACCGACGAAGAAAAAGAAGCGGAAGCAGAAAACCCAGCGTCCGATGCTCATGTTAAGGCTATGGAGACCTTACAACAGGGTATGAGAAGAATCTTGCAGAACGCATCACAGGGTCACACACACAACTTGATTTTGAAGGCAAAGCCGCTACTTTTTGACACTACGGGTGAAGAAGTGGGTAAAATGTCTGCACGAATGAAAGAGTTGAAGGCGCTAGGGTACAAGGTTGGTGTTATGATGGTCAATGTTCCACCTGATGTTTCGGTTGGTGCTGACTCAAACCGTGACAGAACTGTTGGTGCAGACCGAACTCGCAACATCAGCGACCAGTTTCAGAAAGAAGTTGTCAAGATGAAGGGATACCAAAAAGCTCTTGACGGCACGGGAATTGAGATCTTCGGTGGAGAAATCTTTCCTAACGTATATGACTTGCGTGACGGTAGTTTGCGACCGGGTGTAACAGAGGAACATGTAAAGGCAATGGGTAACCCATCGCCAGAAGATGCACAGGCAATTCTTGACAGAATGCAAGCTGACGTTCAAGCCTTCTTACAAGCAGAACACTCGCCAGAGAGTGCCGCAGGCAAAATTATTAATGCCATGAAATTCATGGTCAAAGCAACTGGCGGGCAGTTTGGGCAGAACATGAACGATATTGAAGCAATCGCCTCCACCGCATTCCAACAGGCAGAACATCCAAATTGGAGAATGACCGGGGCAGAGATTGCGAAGGAGCCGGTCATGCAGGCAGCAGCGTCTCACTTAGCTTCACTTGGCGGTGCCGATGCTCAAGCTCAGAAGGGTCAGCGAAAAAGAAAGTCAGCACCATTTGGTGGAGACTCTATTAGGCAAGCTACTGGTAATGATGCTCCCGTGCCAGTCGGTGGAGAGTTAAGACCGGACAAAGACGGCACTGTCCGAACAAGGAAGTTTGAGGGTCTGGGAGACACTATCCAGAAAATTATTCGTGATGCTGTCCTAGAAACTAAAAAACAATTAGATTGAGGTTGGGATGAAAGATCCGGACACCGAATATATAATTGAAAGAGTTTTTGAGAACCTGAAGGAACGCTACTTTGAGCAAGAAGAAAACTTGCTCGTTGTAGATCGTTTGTTCATGGCACGTCCTATTGTCCGTGAGGTTGTGGAAAAAAAGTTTTCCGGAGAGTACACAGATCAGGACGCAGCTAGAATCTTAAATATCCTTGAAAAATATTTAAAAGGTGAAATTGAACTCATTCGTGAAGAAGGTGAGATTAAAGTGGTTTACCAGACTAATTACGATGAGGAGCGGCGAAAGGCGTTGGAGTCTTTGAAAGCTGCTTACAAAAAAATGTTAGAACAGGTAACAGACAACTTAGATTAGGAGAGGTATCGTGGTGTTTTTAATTAACGAAGATGATGAGGTCATCACTGAAAAATTGGAAGAAGAAGGGGCAAAGACTGAGGTTGACGCTCCTGCGGAAAAAGAGTCGGGTGAGGAAAGCGAAGAAGTGTCAGTTGATGATCTTCTTGGCGACGAAAAAATACCACAGGTAATTGTTTTGTCTCCACCCGTCGCCGACCAGAGAGACGATAAGCCCAAGGTTAGGGTTATTGGTCTTATTGGTGGGGTAGACGAAGATAAGGCAGCAGAAGTTATCTACGGAATGCTTCTCATGAAGAAGACGAGCGCCAAGCAAGTTTTGGTAGACGAAGAAGATCCGACAAAGGGCGTTAAGACCGAATGTCAGCCATTTGACATGATCGTGTCAACATTCGGCGGCAGCGCATTTGAAATGCTCGGCATCTATGACATGATGAGGCAAACGAGAGATGAGTGTGAGATTCACACCCACGGCGTGGGCAAGGTAATGTCTGCCGGTGTTCTTCTTCTGGCGGCTGGAACGAAGGGCAAACGAAAGATTAGTGAAAACTGTCGTGTGATGATTCACAGCGTAATCGGTGCGTCCCACGGAGCTATTCACGATCTTGAAAACGAGATGGAAGAAATTAAGTGGATGCAGGAGCGTTACATTAAAATTCTTGCTCGGGAGACAGACATGACAGAGAAGTATATTAAGAACCTTTTAAAAAGAAAGGTGAACGTATACTTGAATGCCGAACAAGCTGTAGAGCTTGGCATTGCAGATATTATTGTTTGAGGTGAAAAATGAGTGTCGTTGACAAATACTTTTATAATGAAGCGTCAGCAGCAAAACTTGGCTGGGATCCATCATGGTTCGGAGCAGCCGATTTTGAGGATGACCTCATTAAGAAAATTAGAGCGTTCCAGCGAAAGCATGGGTTAACCCCAGATGGACTTTGTGGTCCCGGAACGTTTAGAAGAATTTACACTGAAAGACAGTCCAACACTGCCTTGATTAAGCCAGAGGTGCAGTCCAAGTCTGGAAACTACATCGTTTGTAACGGCAGCAAGATTCCTATTGAATGGGATAAGGTTGTGTTGTGGGATCACGATGGCGGTCTTGAGTGCAAGAAGGGAACTTATAGTTCTTACGCAGGCAAGAAAAGAGACGTGACGATGTTCGTCAACCACTGGGATGTTTGTCTATCGGCAGAGTCTTGTTCCAAGGTTATTGATAAGCGAGGTATCAGCGTACATTTTATGATTGACAACGATGGTACAATCTATCAAGCCATGGACACCAACGATGCGGCGTGGCAAGCAGGAAACAGAACTGTAAACCATTGTTCTGTTGGTGTTGAGATTAGTAATGCATACTATCAAAAATATCAGAATTGGTACGAAAAGAACGGCTTCGGACCCAGACCTTTGTGGAGCGACGTGACTGTCCACGGAAAGAGGCTCAAACCTTTCCTTGGATTTTATGATGCTCAGATGGAGGCAGCAGCAGCTTTGTGGAAGGCGATTAGTGTTGCATACGACATGCCGTTGGAATGCCCACGTGATGCAGACGGAAAAATGTTGACGACGGTTGATCCATCGGTTCCCTCGGGGGAGTTTAAGGGTGTTGTACACCACTTTCACGTGACAAAACGAAAGATTGATGCGGCTGGTTTCCCAATTGATGAATACTTGGAGAAAATCAAATGAAGTTTAAAGACTATTCCCTAAACGATAGAATTGCTAGAACCGAAGCGTTGTACGAGGCTCTTGATGAGGCAGCATATGAAGGCAATCTTGGGATCTCCGAGGTTGCATCTTTCTACATGAATGCAGATGCTGACGAAATTGCTCAGTTTGAGGCAGCAATGGAATCAGGTGACGAAACTTCGGCTTGGGATATTGTGCAGCGATTCACTGGCACAAATCTTGTTGGCATCGGCAGCGACATTGAGGCAGACGACAGAATCGCTAAGCAGGTTGCAGAAAGTTTCAACAGAGGGCGAAAGGTCTTGTCCATGGACATGATTTACCAGCTTGTTTCTGAGGCTATCGCTGAAAAGCAAGCACCAATCCACAAAGGCAAGGTTGATCCGGCAAACAAGAAAATAATCGTAGACGATCTGATTAGTAACTTTTCATCAGAATATCCAGACGCAGAGCCAAAGCTAAACAGCAAGACGCAACGAACTATGGGAATTAATAATCTTGGCGGCAGGTTTGAAAGAAAAGACTTTGCAGAGAAAGCCAAAGAATATTTAATTCAAAAGTATGATTTAGAAGATTCTGACGTTATATTGGTGACAGACGATCAGGGTGTAGTCCGTCAAATAAATATTACTGGTATTAAAATTAGTTTACATCAGGGCGGCGGCAGTTCCGGATCTGAAGCTACAAAGTTTGAGGCAAACCTGCTACTCTCCTTGCTCGGTGGCACCCTCGGAGATGAAACGTTTAAGAGTTTTGGGGATGGAATTAATCAAGACCCACGGTGGCAGCAGGCAGCAGATGCAGTTGTCGCAGGCTTGAAAAATCCAACAGGTGCCCCATCATATGCAAGTCCCATGCCAGCGGTTGACCCAGCTACCACATCAAAATCTTCTGGCGGTGGGATTCAGGTCAGCCTTACCGAAGTTTATAAGAGGTGGGGTGCGACCAGTACAGAAGCGAAGGCAGATTTATTAATTAACGGTCTTGGAACCAGCGTTAAAAAGAAAGAAGAATCGCAGTTCATGTCCACACAGGGACCGGAGTGTGCAGCAGTGTTTGACGTGGTTATGAAAAAGCACCCACAGTTGACACAAGAGATGGCTCAGAAGACTGACGTGTTCTTGACACAGCTAAAGAGGGTCATGGGCACAACAAAGAATATTGACAAACAGATGGACGGTGCATCGGACGCAATTGACGCATATGTTAACGCCAAAGATCCCGCATCCGACTTGGACGACACATTTGATGCGGTGGGCGATTCCAAGGGAATGTCTCAGGCAGTCAGAACAAAGGTCGCCAAAGACATGGAAGATAATTGGGACGAGTTGAGCCCAGAGACAAGGGCAAGAATTGCTGGCACCAGCAGCGACGGGTCCGCTAAAGATCCAACAGCAAAGAAGCTCGCCGTAGTAGCACAGAAACAGCTAACACAATTACTTTATATTGATTGTGGCGGCGACATAGACCCTACAGAGAACAAGATTTTTGACACAGCGGTTAAGAACGCAGGTGTTGCCGCTGCTGAGCCGTTCGTTGAGATGGCTGCGAGCTTAAAGTCTGTTCTAGATACCGACACCTTTCGGGTTGGTGTCATGAAAGAAGGCTTAACAGGCGACGGAAAGTTTGAAACAGATTCTGCTAAGGCGAAAGCTATCTTGAAGTGGAGCGTCGGAAGTCCAGAGTCTTCTTACTGGGTTGACCTGATGGACGGCGATGCATACAATGATGAGGTTTTCGCAGCTATTTCGTCCGGCTTGAAGTTGGGTATCCGTGACCGTGGTTCAGGTCGTGGTTTGGCGATGCGTGGAGATGCTATTGCATCGCAGGCTTGCAAAGCAGACGAACTTAAAGAGTCTGACGTGGATTCACTCTTGCCGCTTGTTTCAGCGGAGAGGTTGAATCTTTCTGTCGTGAGTGATTGGATGTTCACCAGAGAGCAGCAGGCACAAATTCAAGCTGATGCGGGCACTATTTATGAGTCTGTCATTGGAGACGAGCTTTTAACCGAGCAACTGATGGAAGGCTGGTTTACCGACTTGCTTGATAAGGGTGTTGACGTTGTTTCAAGGGGTGTTGATTGGGTAAAGAATACTTTTAAGAAAGTTATGAAGCTCATTTCAAACAGCATTGCTAAGCTGGCGAACTGGTTCAAGAGTATTCTTTCCGAGAGTTTTTCTACCTTCATGAAAGCCTTTGGGTATGAACCAGAAAACAGCGCAATTGAAATCCCATTGCCATAATAAATTAATTTAATTCTTTACAAACACAACATATCATGTTATATTATAAAAAACCAAACTGGAGGTAAACGTGAGTAAGGTTTATGATAGTCACTCATCACTGAATGAGAAGATTTTGAATGGTGTTAACACACTTGCTGACAATGTTGCAGCAACACTAGGACCGAAGGGTAGAAATGTAATCCTTCAAAAGAAAGACGGCAACCCCGTTATCACAAAAGACGGTGTAACCGTTGCGAAGTTTGTAGAGCTTGAAGATCCGTTTGAAAACTTGGGAGCACAAGTTATTAAGCAGGCATCTCAGGTCACAAACACGAACGCAGGCGATGGGACAACGACGGCAACGGTAATCGCTAGAGAGATTGTAAATCAAGCTCAAAAGTATATTGCTGCTGGCGCATCTCCTGTTGAGGTCAAGAGAGGGATGGACGAAGCCACAGAGGTTGTAGTTGATGCTCTCGCTGACATGTCCAAACCCATCAGAAGCCAGAGCGAGGTAGCGGATGTTGCGACGATCTCTGCGAATGGAGATAGAAAGATTGGCGAACTCATTGCCATGGCTATTGATCAGGCTGGTAAGGATGGTGGTATCACCATTGAAGCAGGAAAGTCTATGCACACAACCCTAGATCTGGTTGAGGGTTTCCGATTTGACGGTGGTTATGTTTCTTCTTCATTCGTTACCGATGAGCGGTTGGCGGTGATGAAGTACAGAGAGCCGTTTGTTCTTGTAGCGGACGGGAATATTTCAGCGGTTGAGGAACTTTTGCCGACTCTTGAGCAGGTGGCACGTGAGAGCAAGCCGCTTGTAATCGTGAGCGAGAACGTAGAAGGTCAGGCACTTGCAGCACTTATTATGAACACTGTGCGTGGAAACATGAAGGTGGCAGCGATTAAAGCGCCCGCTTATGGCGAGGAGCGTAGAAACATCCTGCGTGATTTGGCACTGAGCACTGGGGCTACATTTATTTCTAGAGAAACCGGTGTCTCTCTCAAGGATGTTAAACTTGAACATTTGGGCATCGCTAAGAGTGTTGAATCTAACAGGCAGTCCACAGTTGTGGTCGGCGGCGCTGGTGACATGAGCGAGATTGACGATAAGATTGACTTTCTAAAAGCGGAAATGCAGCACTTGGAAGATCTTCACGAGGCTGAGAAAGTGCAAGAGAGAATTACACGACTGGCTTCGGGTGTCGCTATTATTCGTGTGGGTGGGACCACAGAGGTTGAGATGGTTGAGACGAAACATCGTATTGAGGATGCTCTGTCTGCGGTGAAGTCTGCACAAGAGGAGGGTATTGTTCCCGGTGGTGGCGTGGCATTGATTCGTGCATCTTCGGCGCTTGCTGATTGCAGGTGCGACAACCCAGATCGTCAGGCAGGAATTGACATTATCAGGCGCTCAGTTTGCGGTCCAATTCGTCAGATGTGCCTCAACAGCGGCGAGTCTCCTGATTTGGTTATTGCACAGGTCTGCGAAGCCGAAGGTTCTAGCGGTTTTAACTTTGCGTCTGGTCAGGTGGAAGACTTGCTAGAGTCGGGAGTCATTGATCCGGCGAAGGTGACGAAAACAGCACTGCAAAATGCTGTTTCAGCAGCAGGAACACTACTCACTACAAATCACGCTATTGTAGAGGTGTCTTAACCTTTGGACTGACTACTTAGATCAGAAGCGCAGGGAGGAAATAGCCATGTCAAACGAGCTTGAAGGTGTGTTAGTTAAGATTGCCGACCAGATGGAGGCAATTGAAGCAAAGTTTAGAGAGGTGCAGGGACACCCATCCCAGAACGGTGGGTGGAAGTCTCTTGTAAGCTCGCTAGAAAGGCTCGCAGATCAGATGGAGCGAGTTGAGGCTCAGGTTACGGCTATTGATATTTCCTTGAACGACCCTAATACCGGCGCAATCGCAAAACTCAATGACCAGATTGCTTGGCGTGGTAGGGTAGACCCCATCTTAGATGCAAACAGGAAACAGGATGAGAGAATCTTGAAACTTGAAATGCAGCTTGGTGTGTATAATAAAATTACATGGGCTCTTGGTCTGAGTACGCTTGGCTTGCTTGCCAAGACTTTCATGGGTATGATTCTCACAACTTGAAAAAATAAATAAAATAATGCTTGACTTCTTTCGCATCTTATATTATATTGTATATGTAGGGTGGTTGAGAGATCCCCGATTTAGTTTAGGTTTTCAAAATAATTGATCTTTTTTTCAGAAATCACTTGACAAACGTAGCATCACCTGCTATATTAATAGTGTACTGATGGTGAGAGGTAATCAAATGGGTCTTCGTGTTCGTCTTCAAAATCTAGTAAACAACCCGCTCGTGGCTGAATCTTCAGATTTTAACTTCGCTCAATCGCTTCTCGCTCATTACGAGAGGAAAGGTAGTCTGTCGTCGGGTCGTAGGCACTGGTTATGCAAGCTAGAAGAAAAGTACGACCCAGAGACATATGTAGACCCCTTGCAAGGCAACCCGGAGGCAGAAGCCATTCTGGCGCTCCTTGCCAACCCCGAAGTTTCGGCGCATGACGGTCAGTTCCTGAACTCTTTGAAGCAGGCTGTGGGTCGCTGGGGCAAGCTCACAGAGCGTCAAGCAGGTGCTCTAGAGCGTATTCAGGAGCGTTATTCTGAGGAGGGCAAGGAGCGACGAGAGCAGTGGGCAGAGACCTACGCTCAGCGCAAGCATGAGGCAGAGATTGCCGCCCGGTATTACCAGTCTAACCCTCCGTACTATGGAGATCTTGCTCACAGGATTCTCAATGAGGTAGGCTTTGTTCCTTCCGAAAAGCAGTTCAACGCCATCACCCAGAACAAGTATGCACAAAAGGTTATTGCTGCCACCCTCGCAGAACCACTTTATGCCGAAGGTGTAATGGTTGAGGGTCGTGCCTCTGGCGGTCCTCGCATCCGTGGTAAGAAGGCGTTTGTCCTCAAGACGAACTATCAGCCCGTGGTCACCGCAGCTAAAGGCACTAAGCGTTACTTGGTGTTGCCTGTCGGTGAGCCATCGCCTTTGGTGGTAGAGGAACGAGAGATCAAGAGGGTCAAGAAGCTAAAGAAGTAAAAATACCTGCGGTGCGTGGGGCGACCTTCGTGCCGCATTTTTGTATATAAAAAGTGAGGTTTAATAAATGAATATGGTTAATATAAGTTACGCAGTTGAAATGGATGACGTGCCGAGAGTCGCATCCTTACTGTCAGACGAGGCTACTCTTTGGGTTGACCAGATTAGGGAATCCCTAGCCATGACAGATTTTGAGTCAGACAATGTGGTAGCACTGCAAGCTAAAGTTCACGAGATTCGCAGTCTTCTGGCAAAGGTTGATCAGAGATTAGCTGATTGTTATGCTATCACAGTTGGTTTTAATAGTGCTGCGACTGCACAGGATGTAGCTCCTCAACCCACTAATGAAGAACCGCCAGCACCGATTACAGGCTTGCCAGAGGAGCAGGAGCAAATGGCTGCTGATTTGACTGACAAGATCAGAAAACTTCAGGAAGCAATGCATTTTGATGCAATGCATAATGGTGGAGGTGGTGGTGAGTAACAAAGGAGACTTGGTTTACATACCTTCCAGTGTCACCATTTATCAGGTAGATGAAAGCTGGGAAGGTGACATGACAGAGACTGCGGTTTGGGTGCCGGGTGCACACGCCGCAATCAGGAGATACAAGAAGACGGAGAAACCCATGAACGTTTTGTGTATTGGAGAAGCAGCAGAGGGTTATAAGAAAATTATTTATGAATCCGAACCTTGGTGGGTTCGTGAAAAAGATGTTTACAACGCTAAAAGGAGCTAAACTATGCTAGTTACATTGACAGAGGTGGTGGAGAATACGACCACGACAAACTTGACAGACTCATCTAACAAGAAAAAGTATACGTTGAGAGAGGTCACAATCAACCCAGAGTATGTGGTTTGTGTGCGTGAAGATGCGAACATGAAGCAGATGCTTACCGAGGGCTTTTTGCCGAATGAGCTAAACAACACGCATCAGTTTACACGAGTGTATCTTGATCGTGGGCAGAGCGGCATTGATATTGTGGTAGTTGGAGATCGTCAGGCGGTAGAAGAAAAGATTGAGCGTATCCGCAAGGCGACCGGCAAGGAGTTACTGAATGGATAAGAAGGTTAAAATCATTACCGTGCCCGGTTGTCCGTGGTGCAAGAAGGCGATTGATCTTGCCGAGTCTTCTGGTTTTACCGTTGAGGTCCAGAAAATGTCTTGGGGCAACGAGCTTAGGGAGATTCAGCAGCGCCACCCCGGTTGGAAGACGGTGCCGATGGTCTACACCTACAATCAAGAAGAAGAAGTTTTCATCGGTGGCTATACTGATTTTGAATCTTTTGTGAGGGGCGATGTTGGATAAGAAAAAACTTAAAAGTTTAAAAGACAGAGCAGCGAAAATCAATAAAACTGTTGCAGACGCAGAGCCGACTGGGATACCGTGTCAGTTTCTAAAGCAGCATCAGTTTGCTGAGTTCATCAAGATGGAAGATGCGCCCGAGAAGTGTGGAAACTATCACGGTTCTGTTTGGCATGAGGTTGAGGGATTCGGAGTAAAGAAGTGGGTCGTAGGTGGACATGTTTTGGTTGACTATGACAAATACCGGAAACAGGGCATGACGGACGAAGAAATTCTCCGTGGGTGCGTTGAGTATCTAAACTGCCCTCCGAAAAGAAAAAAATATGCAAGACGCAAGCCCAAGCCCCTGTATGGAACACTAGACGATATGCCGCTTAGGCACAAGTTCATGGAAAAGAATGGTCACAAGTGTATCATGATGATCTTGGTAACTAACGAACGAAAGAATAAAAACTTCCACGGCGAAGGTCAGTCGTATGCCACAAAAAGAAAGCGAAGAACAAAATCTTCTTAACATACAGATAGATCTTGTGGTAGAATACCTAGAAGATCTTGGTGTCGCAGTTGAGTTCGGCGGCAAGATCAATGGGTATTTCTACGAGGATGAAGTGATTGTTATCACAAACAAGCAATCTTTGACTTCAAAGTTTTATACACTTCTTCACGAAGCTGGTCACTATCTTCTTAGAAACAAAGATGACAGGTTTACGCAGCCCGACCGAAGCAACATGACGAGACCTTCTCAAGCCAAGAGGGTCAAGATCTTGCATGAGGAGTTTTTGGCTTGGGATGAGGGCTTGAAGTTGGCAGAGGAATTAAATCTTTATGTGAATCTGAAGCAGTGGGAGCGGGTTTCTTACAAACATTTATATGATTACATTAAGTGGTCTCACAAGCCGCTTGAGTTCAAGAAGGAGAATACCAGTGAAAGAAAATAATATATTTGTGCCACTAAAGACCCTGATTGGTGTCGCCGCTGATGTGCAGAACTCTCTAGCGGCAGCGAGCTTGCAGTTGGAGTACAAGATAAAGACAGAGGTCAGGAATTGGGAAGACACTGCAATCCCGGAACTCTGCAACTACTATTCTTGTCTCTATTCTCTAAAAAAGTTTGTAGCGCCGGTCCTAGATCCATTTGGAGTCTCTGATATAGTCCCAGACCAGCAAGTAGAAATTCCTGTGGATGAGTTGCAGATTCTTACAGCATTGTTACATGAGTCCGACATGATGAGAGAGGCACTGACTAAGCATGGCATTTCTTTGGTAGTCCACTAATGCAGAACGTTTATGACAGGTTCAAGAATTACGCCAAGGAGCACTGCTGGCAGTACGAAGTCAGGCTTCAGAATCTGGGCGAGGACTTGATAGACGCAGGTTTGACCAACGAGCAAGCTGAAAGTCTGAGAACTTCGGACTTTGTTTTTGAGTATGTTGACAAGACTGACAGAGCGAAGTGTGAAGAAATTAAATTATTTATTGAGAGGCATGAGTGGTTAGGGAAACTTCCCGCACGACCAACTCACAGATTTACAGCGAGGTTAAAGAAGAATGGAATACTGGCAGGCGTGGTTGTTATGTCAACCCCGAATACATTTTCGCACCTTTTGGGAAAAGAAAATAGGGATAAAGAAAAATTAATTGCCCGTGGTGCGAGCATAAGCTGGGCACCAAAGAACATGGGTTCGTGGCTGGTGTCCTCCTCTGTCAAGTGGATGGTTAAGAATACAGACTTCAGAGTGTTCACAGCCTATTCAGACCCAGAAGCAAAGGAGCTTGGGACAATCTATCAAGCTATGAACTGGATCTACTTGGGTCAGACCAGTGGAACCATCAAACAATACTTTGACCCGAAGCGACCAAAGGCTGGCTGGTTCAGTGACCGAGACTTTCGCAAGCGATCAAAGTATAGAATCTATGCAGAGAACATTGGCTTGAGTAGAGATGAGTGGGAGGGTATGATGAAGAAGTATTCTCCGAACTGGGAGATTGTCCCACCAGAAATTAAAATTAAAATCAAGGCGGAGGAGCAGAAGTATCGTGAGTCGTGTGACTCAAGGCTTGTTCCGCCGAAGCATAAGTATTGTTATATCTTGGGTCGTAGCAAGCGAGAAACTAAACAGCTTCACGAACTTTTTAAAATTAATAATCCGAAGAAGGTCGGACTACCTTATCCAAAAAAACGAGGAAAATGAAAAAAAGTCCTTGACAAATAGTTATTGTGTGGTTATAATATATACATGAAGTTAAAACTTCATCTTGCGCTGCCAGAACGGGGCGCATTGAGTTGCAAACATTGCTTAAAAGGAGAATGAAAATGAGTGACTTAACATTTTACCGACCCAAGGGTTCACTACTCGGACGGTCTATTTTTGATGAAATCTTTAACGGAGATTTATTTGACTTTCCTACGGTAGCCCGTAGGACGACTCAAGGATACCCGGTTTCGGATATGTACAATACCGAGGCAGGCACAATTCTTGAGTTTGCGCTGGCAGGGTTCTCTAGGGACGATCTATCCATCAATGTCCAACCCGACAAGTCCAGCATTACTGTGTGTGCCAATTCTTCTTCGGAGGATACTGATGCAGAGAACCGACGTATTGCTCGTCGGGGTTTCCAGAAGACCTATGTCAATTATGACAGCAACCTTGACCTTTCGCAAGCGAGTGCCGAGTTTGTTAACGGGCTTCTGACTATCACGATCCCCAAAAAGGAGGAGTTGAGTCCGGTAGCGGTTGAGATTAAGTGACGAAGAACAAGTGCTCCCGCACCTTTCGCACAGTGGGGGCTCCCGCAATGGGAGCCCCATTTTTTTAATTCTGGCATACTATATAGTAGAGTGGGAGAACATCAAAAATGAGCGAATTTAAGAAAAGATTGACAGAAGAATCAGCAGCGACATTCAGAGAAGAAATTAAAATCTTCTTGGGCGATGTTGCACCGGGCTCCAAGGGTTCGCAGACTGTAGACGGAATGCCTAACTTTTTTGTGGGCAGTATTTGTGACAGAATCTCGGGCGTGGTGAGAATGCTGTATAACTTGATGTTCCACAAGGCTCTGTGGAGAAGCGACAAGGTTTTTAAACCTATCATTGAAAAGATTATGGTCCACCCTGATGGCACCCGTAAGAAGTTCTGGGAGCTTGGTAGAGATGATGACGGTAACCTGCGCTGCTCGCTTGCTGTTACGACCACAGACCTTGGCTTCGCTCGTTCGCTCGTGTTCACCAACGAAATCAGGGAAGACGAACGGAGACATTTCGTAGAGTCCGAGCACAGGAAAGTGCTCCTCCGAGATTTAGATGTGACAGCAGAGCTTCCAATGCGTGCCTCTAGTGCGATTCCATTTGCTTTCACGCCAGCCAAGTTTCCAGAGGGTGCGCCAAAGTCAATGCAGACCTCTCTTTGCGACGGTGGTGCTGTTTCAAACCTTTCGGCACAACTTCTACGACAAACCTACTACAATGAAGAAGGTGCGAAGCTGGACAAGAGAAGAACTCCTGTTAGGTTTGCATTGAGTTGTAACGAGTTTGAGTATGAACGTAGTGCCGCTTATGACTTTGACGAGAAACCTACGAGTAGGGCAGACTCAGGTATCCAGCTTGCGACACAGGTTTTTACTTCTATTATTAACGATGCGATGGCAGATGATATTGATATTTTTCTAGCCTCCAAGGGGTTGAAGGAGCATATTTTTGTTACCAGACTGAAGGAGATTGTGAATCTTCCAACGCCAGAAAAGCCCTTTATGAAAAAAGTTCCTTCACAAATTAATTTTTTTGCTTTAAATCGGGACACAACAGAACAAATGTTTGAGTTTGGCAGGCATGTTGTGGAGGAAAAACTAATTAAGAAAATGGATCCGAGAGAGTTCAAGAGAGCGCAAAGAAACGGTGTGACTCTTGCTCTGTCCGGCGGCGGCGCACTGTTTCCTGTTTTGTTTGGTGCGGTCGCTGCAATGAATGAGTATTTTGAAGTACGTGCAATTGCTGGAACTTCGGCAGGGGCACTGACAGCAAGTTACATGGCAGAGAAAATTGCCAGACAAAAGGATTGAGAGAGGACTTAATATGTCAGATGAACAACAGAGTAACGATGATATTGAAGACAATACTGAGGTGGGTTCCACCGAAGAATTGATTCCCAAGCCGCCACCAAAGCTCGCAGCCCGTGGAATCCGGGCGTTTACGGTTTGTAGACAGAGCGATGAGACCGGTGTCTCTGGCGAAGGAGTGGTGATTGAGGGAGTGCTCTTGGCGACTGGTCAGTGTATTGTACACTGGCTCTATCCGCCACCACGGGGCGGCATTGCCATATTTGACAGTATGAGTGATTTTGTAAAGGTGCACATTGAGCCGCACCCCACGAACAAAACCATTATCACCTATCAAGACGGCGAGCAACAAAGTTTTTAAAAAATAATGCAATTTTACTTGACAAAAGGCAGATCTTTTGTTACATTATATATGTGTTGTTGAGAGGAGTTTTAATTAATGAAGAAAGAACTTGGAGCTTGGAGGAACTATTTGGCTGAGCAAGAAGTAAACGGTCCAGAGAGATATAAACTTTTCTGTGACATGGATGGTGTCTTGGTTGACTTTGAAAAGGGTGTTCTCGGGTACATGAACCAGCGAATGAATGCCTTAGCGAGCGGCGGCGAGCCTGTGAGCGAAGATGAGCTACGAGACGCTGCGCTGGCTGTTGAGGCAATGGGTGGCTGGTTTGAGGTCAAGCCAGAACACATCAAGCGACCCAATGAGGGCGGCGTTGCTGAGGTCCGAGACCTCATGTACACGATGGTTGAAAACAACTATGAAGTGTGGGCAAACCTGCCTTGGATTCCCGGCGGTAAAGAGCTTTGGAATCACATCAAGCAGTTCAATCCAGAAATCTTGACGGCTCCCATGGGTCCAGAGAGTGAGCGTGGCAAGGAGGCGTGGTGTGCACGTGAGCTTGGAAACGTTCCAGTCAACATCACGGACGACAAGAGTCCGTATGGTCAAGGTGACGGCAAGCGACAGGGTTTGCTGATTGATGACCGTGAGAAGTACCGAGCGCAGTTCCGTGCTGGTGGTGGTGAGGTAGTTGCCCACACGCCGGGTGAAGCAGCGCCATCTATTAGCCAGCTAAAAGGGTTTGGCTTTTAACACTGTTCCTATTTATTATAGGAGGGTAATGTCATGAAAGATGTAAAGAATTGTTCGTGCTGCGATTGCTGCAAGTGCGAATGCCAAAAATGTTGCGATTAAAAAATCTGTTTTAGACGGTGCTATTTCGTCACTCCTCACCTAATTATTTTATATGATCTAGGTGAGGAGTTTGACAAGTGAATTTGACAGAGAATTTTAAATTATCAGAATTTAGATGCCGAGATGGCTCGGACGTTCCCGAGGAACACATGGAGAATGTGCAAGCCTTGGCAGAAAATCTTCAGGTGCTAAGGGATTACATCGGTAGACCGATCAGGGTTATTTCTGGCTATAGATCTCCAGAGTATAACAAGAAGATCGGGGGAGCGAGAAGGTCTCAGCATATGGTCGCTAAAGCTGCGGACATTCAGGTAGATGGCATGGAACCGTGGATGGTGCACAAGATTATTGAGCATCTTATTCACGAGGGTCACATGAAGAAGGGTGGTTTAGGAATCTACACCACTTTTGTACACTATGATGTTCGTGGTCGCAATGCTAGGTGGCAAGGTAAGGGTGTCAAGGACGACAGACCGGATACTAAATATTGATATGATAGAGCTAACCGATTCGGCAATAGCAAAGATTAAAGAGGTTCTAGATGGAACTGACAACACCGGAGTTCGTGCTGCTGTCCAAGGCGGCGGGTGCTCCGGTTTTCAGTATAAGCTGCAAATGGTGAAAGAGCCAGAACCAGACGATAAAATTATTGAAGTTGACGGCGTGAAGCTGTACGTGGATAAGAAAAGTTATTTATTCTTAATAGGCACCACGATTGATTTCGTCAGCGAAATGATGCAGATGGGTTTTAAGTTTATAAACCCAAATGCTAAAAGAACTTGCGGCTGTGGCGAGAGTTTTGGGATTTAAACGTTTAAAGAGACTATTTATAAAGGTATGACGAAAGAACGTCTTATGATGCTCATCTTGGAGACAATTTTCGCTAGAGCGGTAATGTTCCAAGAGTTTAGAAATGAACAGGGAAGATTAAAATGAAACAAATAATGGAAAATTGGCGAAGATTCGTTGAGGGAGAGCCTAAAAATTGTGGATGCGGACAAGATCCTTGCATTACTTATGGTGCTCAAAACGAATCCAAAGAGAAAGAAGAAGAAGATTTCAAACCTCACATGATGTATGACCCAAAGACAGGGAAAGGCGTAAAAGCTGAGACATATGAGAAGCATGTTGAACTTGACAAGAAAGGCTGGAGTCATGAGAAGCCAGAGGTTGATGAAGCCAAGAATAAAGATGGCAAAGAACAAGGAGCCGACGGCAAGGCTTGCTGGGACGGGTATAGACACGCAGGGACAGACGAGGACGGCAAGGACAAGTGTGTGCCTGTAGACGAAGGGCGAGCAAAGATGATGGATCCGAAAGAAAAAGAGGAGCGCATCAGACAGGTAGTTCACATGGGTTCGTACGATAACATTGAAGGTCAGATGCTTGATTTGTTTTCGGCGAGTGCCATTGTCAAGGTTTTGGATGCCCTCAATGATCATAATAAAAGCAGATACCTCTCCCTTCCAATTGTTGACATGGCTAAGATGGCTATGAGGATGATGAAGGAAAATCTTTTAAGAGAGTTCAAGCAAAACGAAGCGTACAGTCACGGCGAAACAGCAGACGTTGAGACGTTGGTTTCTTTGATGCAGAGTGACCCAGAGTTTAGAATTTTTGCTCCGTATGCTGAGAAGTTTGCTCGCTACTCTCAGTCTGGTGGTTCAGTCGTTGCGTCATTGGAAGCAGCAGTGCCAGATTTTGTCGCAGGCAAACACATTAGTGCGCTGCTTGCCAAGGCAAGCGAGATGAACGAATCTAACTGCTCTGACGACGACGAAGAATTGGAAGAAGGCGGCAAGTGCACGAAGGCGACTGAGAAGACAACCTCCACAGCCAAGGGTAAGAAGTACATGAAGTGCATTAAGAACCCAGATGGTGAAGGTTACATTAGAAAGCACTGGGGTGAGAAGGGCGCACGAGCAGCACCGAAGGGCTCCAAGAGAAACAAATCTTTCCGTGCTCGTCACGGATGTTCCGATGCAAAAGCAGGAACAGCAAAGAAGCTGGCGTGTGACGACTGGTAGGGTTTAAAATGAAAATTACAAAAAAAGAATTAAAGAAGATTGTCAAAGAAGAACTGCTGAAAGAGTTTACCTATTCGGACTCATCCATCGCCAAGAAGGCAGCAGAGTTTGGTGCTATGCTTGGAGGGTTTCCCCACCTTGCGAAACCAATTGCGAAAGTTCTGAGTGAGAACGGCTTCACGAAATCTGCGGAGGCTTTGGAACAGGCTTACGAGCAAGCTCAGGCAGCGGCTGACGAGGAATACCGCTTGCACTACCCGGAATGAAGCACTTGAGAGATCGTGGCGAGGGCTATTTTGAGCATATGTTCGCCGCACTAAGACTATCTTTGCTTCTCTCCACCATGAGCCTCAAGTGTGTTGTGCACGCTCTGGTGCCATGCTTCTTTGAAAAGGCTGTGTCTGAGAAGATTGATTGTTTAAAAGATTTAACAAACAGGTGATTTGCCCTTAAAATACTACTTATAGAGTAAGGGTTGAGGAGACACACAACATGAAAAGAATGATGGAAGATTGGAAAGAATTTATTTCCGAGGGCAGATCTATTAGTTATGACGACGTGCGGCAAGAGTACGAAGCTATTTTAGATTTCCTAAAAAAAGATATTTTGCAGAAGCAAGGCAGCAAATATGTGGCTGATGCGCTGGAAATGCTCGCCAATGATGTTAGGGATGGGCTACATAACCCAGACCCATACGACAAAGAAAACTATGCCTACTTTGACAGAGATAGCGGCACCCAACCTAATTTAGAAGAAGAACGTGTTGATGAGAGCGCCATGCTGGACATGGCTGTGCTTGACTATCTTTGGAAGAATCTAAAAGTACCGGGGGTTATCGGAGATTTCTTTGATGGCGACGGTATTAATGATAAGATTGACAACTGGTTTAAAAATAACATGGGCAATCCTTTGGTCCGTGGACTATACAAGTCCATGATGCTAATGGGGAGTCCTCCTGATCAGTATCGTCATGACAAAAACTGGGAAAAGGAAAGGAACCAACAGAAATGAAAAGTTTATTAATTTTATTAACGATTGTTATGCTCGGGGGGTGCGTGAAGTCTCCCGGTCCATATGTTCCGTTTGATGCGGCAAGACCAGAACTTCCCGATGCGGGCGAAGAAGGTGATGCCTCGTTGCCAGAGGCGGGAAACGATGCGGGTGATGCAGGATGATTTCGTGGATAAGGAACTGGATTCGCCGTAGGCGACCAATTGTTATTGAGAAGTCGGTGGTGCCGGTTTTCTTGTCGCACTTTGCACCGATTGACATTTGGGCTATTTCGTTTGGTCCTTTTGTCTGGTGCAGAGGTATCATGTCGCCAACCACAAGAAGACACGAGTGTATTCATTTTCACCAGCAACTGGAACTGGGTTTCGTAGGTCAATGGATATTGTATCTCTGCTTCTATGTCCGAGGATTGATAAAGTTCGGTGCTAAGTCTGGAGAACAGGCTTATAGGTACAATGCATTTGAAGTAGAAGCATATACCCACGAAATGGAAGAAGATCCTGACTACCTTGACACTAGAGAACTTTATAGTTGGGTGAAGTACATATGAAACAGCTAATGGAAAATTGGCGGCGATACCTGAAGGAGAACTATGAAGTTCCTCCCGTCCTTTATCATGCAAGCTATGGACCGCTAATTCCATCTATTCAGAAGGATGGTCTTGGTGGCGACAGAGAAACATATTGGGATGATTCTGTTCGTGGCGTTGTTTATCTTGCGCTTGACCCCGAAGTGGCATTTTCTTATGCCGAAACATCTGACGATGCGTGGGACAAGTTTGAGGGTGACGATGGGTTGGAGATTATCGTCATGGAAATAGACACCACACAATTAAACCCAGAGTTGTTTAAGTTGGACAGCAACGTGGTGGACAATGAGGGCGACACAGTTGAGTATCATGGTGTTGTTCAGCCTGCTGCAATTAAGGTTATTGATAGGAGAATTGCATAGTGAAACAGTTGATGGAAAATTGGCGAAGGTTTCTCAACGAGGGCATTGACCCACGAATCCAGAAGCAAATTGATATGCTGCTTGCACTGCCCGATGTTGGTGTTGTGATTGCCAGCGATGCTTCTCTTGGCAAGGGTATTATGTATGTTCGCATTGAAGATGCGGAGACGCAACAGTATTCTGAATTAACCCGTAACGATGCAGTGGTATACAAAAACAGAAAAGTTATTCAGACGGGGCTTCCGTTTGGTAATGTAGAGATCCTGAAAACAGAAGAAGATCAAGAGGGACCGTGTTTTGATGGCTGGACAGTTATTGGTTCTGAAGCCCAAAAGGGTTGGGGTCCACTTCTTTATGAGGTGGCGATTGAATACGCCTCACAAAATGGCGGCGGTCTCACATCAGACAGGTTTTCTGTGTCACAATACGCACAGGCTGTATGGGACAAGTACGAGCAGCGTGGTGACGTGGATGCACAGCAGATGGACACGAACCACGATCCCAGCGCAAGCGGCGCAAAGGTAAACAAGACTGTTCCGCAGCTAACGCCAGATGACAAGTCTGATGACTGCGATCAGGCGAGAGCTATTTCAAAAGACGGTCCAGACTGGCATAAAAATTCAACAACGAAGATGTATAAGAAAGATAGTTCAGAGGTCATGTCTGCCCTTCAGAAAGCGGGTAGGCTGATCGTGGCAGGGGAGCTAACAGAGCGAGATTGGCAGGACGAATCAGACAAGATTAAAGATCACCCGAGGAGAAAGACCAGAGTTCTTGACACTGGGGCGAACAAGGAAACAGGCGGCGGCAAAGGACACCAGAAGCGAGACAAGAAGCGTGGAAAAAGTGCCCCTCCGGGCGCTGGTGGGGTCTAATAGGTGAAAAAAACAGCAAACTTTCCTAATTATAATAGTACAGGGGGCTGTCAAGTTGGCGTTGGGTAAACTTTATTTTCATGGTACTTGTTTGGCTTGTCGTGGCTCGGGCAAGACTTGGTATAACCGCCCTTGTCCATACTGCTATGCAGGTACGACATACCATGAGGCATCCGACGAGTTGATTAAAAAATATATTTTAGAACACATGAGCGACAAGGCAAGAGGGGAGCTTCTTGAGGAGTTGCAAGAGTGTGAGAAAGTGGAGAATTAATATGTGTCTTATTTGTGTTGAGTTTGAGAAAGGTAAACTTACTTTGAAAGAAGCGTATAGAAATCTGGGTGAGATGAGGGAATCTCTTTCAGACGAGCACGCAGCGGAAGTAGAGAATCTTTTAGAGTATGAATCTTATATCAACGAGCAAGATACTTATGATGAAGAATATGATTGGGAAGAAATCCCATTTGGAGATTAAAATGTCATTTAAAGATTTATGGAAACAATATTTGGAGACAGGGCAGGATCAAACAGAACCCGCTATTGGGTTTGGCTCTCGCTGGAAACAATTTATTTATGAATCAGAACAACACAACCTAGAGACGGTATACAACCCAGAGGAGGTTGCTCAGCCAGAGGCGCTGTCGCCAGCAGAGATTCCGGCAGAACTGTATCATGCAACTAGACCACCGCTATTGTCCAGTATTGCTGAACTAGGTCTTCGTGACTACAGCGACCACTCTCGCCATGGTGCGGGGCAAAACGGCGTGTCTTTTGCGACAGAACTTGATCCGTTGTCCGGTGGCGCTTTCGGTAACCTAGTGCTCGTTTTTGACGGCTCGGCGCTTGCCGCCACAGGACAGTTTGAGTTTCGCAGTCATCAAGACCCAACGATTGATACCCCCGAAGCCGAAGTTAGAGTGACGATGGCAGACTCTGCCGCCGATTCAGGCTCGGGAATTGATGCAAAGGTTGACGCTCTTGGAACATTAATTCCTTTTCATTTTTGTAAGAAGTTAATCTTTCTTTACAAGCTACCGAAGTTTGAATTGAAGTGGCTCCAAGAGAATTTCCCCGGCGTAGAAATCCAGATCTATAAAAAAGAGCAGAATCAAGAGGCATAAACGTTTTTTGGTCACTACCTACTAATAGGGGCAATTCTTTTGCCCGTATTTGAAATTGTTAGGCGGGACCAATGGGGTGAGGAATCTAAGCGTAGTGCTCGCACTCCTGAGCACATTTATTTTATCATCGTGTTCGTGCGACGACGGCATTGAGTTGATAAAGGCTTGTTCCCACAGATCCGTCAAGCAGATCCCATGCTCGGGAACTGAAGACGATTTCACCTATGAATCAAGATCAAAATCAGAGTTAAGTGTTGGCGAATGCAATGCAGGAATCATTCGTTGTCGCCAAGAGGTTTACAGACCCTCCGATTTCTGCGGAGAAGACGTTGACTGTCTAGCTAACTGGCACAACATAAGAACTGACGATATTTGTGTGGGCAGCGTGACACCGGTCGGTGACGTATGCGACGGCAAGGACAACGACTGCGATGGCGAGATTGATGAACCTTACGATAACGATCAAGATGGGCACCTTTCAGCCCAAGCGACAAGACCTGATGGTACGGTATGTGGAGACGACTGCGATGACTTCAATGCGAGTGTGAACCCTTCTGCTTCGGAGGTTTGTGATGGTCTAGATAACAACTGTAATATGCACATAGATGAGGACATGCAAGACCTTGGTCTTTGCCACCCGGAAGTGCCTGAAGGTGTAGAGCCAAGCACGCTTGTTTACGAGGACACTGATTGCGTTTACGAGACAGGAACCTTGAAGTGCCAAGGTGGAGAGGTAATGTGTGATGGGGCACTTTTCATTGGTCCCGAGCCAGAGACCTGTGATGGTAGAGACAACAACTGCAACGGATTCGCTGATGAACCCGGCGCAGTAGCTGGCGTTGGAGATTCATGTGGCTCAAGCATTGGGGTATGCGAACCCGGCTATTTTATTTGCAACAGTGTAACTTCTGACATGATGTGCGTGGATGCATACACTGGCGAACAGCAAGACATGTGTGATGGTCTGGACAACGACTGCGATACTCAGACCGATGAAGACGCTGAGCCGATTCTCTGCACCAACGGCTGTCCTGTCTACGGTTATCAGTATTGCACCGGAGGAGAATACTCTGTCTGTGATGCACCTCAACCGGGAAACGAGGACACCGAACCGTGTAACGGTGAAGATGACGACTGTGACGGACTAATTGACGAGGGACAAGAGTGCCAATGCGACCCAGCAGAAGTAGGACCGAATGCACCTGATTGTACGATTCCCGAAATGCAAGCAGCAGGGCTAACGTGCGGAAAGGCTAAGAAAGATTGTGTTTGCGAAAACGGAGACTGCCAGTACGGTGAGTGCTATCGTGCCTGCGACCCACGACACGAGGGAAATAGTCCGAACACGTGGTGGGGGCTGTGCGATGAAGAAGTTTGCGATGGCTGGGATCATGATTGTGATGTTGGAGAGAATAATGTGAACGGCGGTCACTTAGTTAATGTTGTTTGCGACTGCGATCCAAACTCTCCAATTCCTGAAATTGCTAGACAAGCACAGGAGAACGGACCCGGCAGTTGCGAGCAAGGTCTCTGTACGGCGGGCTCGCAAACTTGTGAATACGATCAGCAGCTACAGACATGGAGAATGTTGCCTGAAGACTGCGGTGCGGTCGGACCCGAAGAAGAAGTTTGTGATGAAGAAGATAATGACTGTGATGGTCTGACAGACGAAGATTTAAATTCTTTTGAACGTGTAGACATGGTGTTCGTCATTGACATTACTGGTTCCATGCGAGACGAGATTCAGGATATTCACGACGCAATTAGCCAGTACGCCCAAGACTTTATGGGCACTGAGCACAGGTTCGCTTTGCTCCTTTATCCAGCACCACCCAGTTCAGCACCAGTTGATTCCTGTGATGAGCAGCCGTATTATAACATGTCGGGTGGTCTGGTGAACGTTAACGTGTTTTTAAATTTACTGATTCAGGTTCTTAACAACGGGTTGGAATGCGGTGAGGAGCCGTCATACGATGTGCTGTATGACCTTGCCGATGTTCAAGACCCAGCGAACGTGGGTTGGAGACCTGATGCATATCCATATGTTTTTATATTCGGCGACGAGATGGCACAGACTTGGAGAAATTTAACAGAGCAACAGGTTGCTGCAAGAACTCAAACGTGTGATGGCATCGGAGGGTGTCCTTGCTTGCCACCAGATTGCGAACAACCCACGAACAACTTTGAAATCCATTGCTTCATAGATGGCAGCTATAACAATCAGTATGACTCAATTTGCGAGACCTACAATATCAGTCAAATCAATGCGGCTGTGCTCCGAAACATATTTGCTGACGTTTGTTTGCCTTAAATGGTTCTTTTTACTGCACTTAGAGCTATTTAGTGGTGTAAGCGAGAGGACGTTATACTTTGCGTGATGAAATAAAAGTTGGTGATTTAGTAAGACTTAAAGATGATTCGGGTCTGAATGTGGGGGTTGGTGTTGTTCTGGAAAGACGAGACGACTGCTCCAAGATTCAAGATCTGATTGAAGACTTGCGTTCAAGTGGTGACATGGATGCAGAAATCCCATTAGAAGAAATTCCAGAATATCTACTATTTAAACCTATCTATTTGGTTCTTTGGCAAGGTGACAACATATCACCCACGGATCGTCCAGTCTGGATGTTTAAGACTGAGCTTGCATTGGTTGAAAAACGAAGGAGAAAAAGATGAAAAAAAATTCTATAAATGTTGGTGATCGTGTGTTAAGATGTTTACCATGGAGACCGGGCATGACAAGCGGTCCAAGCAAGGGCGAAGGCGTTGTAACACTAATTACTGAGCAAGAAGAATCAAGACTTGTTCGTGTTTTGTGGGTCACTGGAACTTTAGAGTGGCACCCTGAAAGTGAGTTAGTGAATGTTAAGAATGTTAAGAAATCTGGTACTAGGGGGTCTGATTAGAATGTACGGAAAGAGTGATGATGAGAAGATGATGCACCCGGAGGAGAGGGAGCGTCATGTTAAAACTGAGAAGTTAAAAAAATTTTACAACATTGACGTAAGAGCGGGTGACATTGTAAGATACAAGAACGCTCTTGGCGAGTATTACGGCTTGGTCACCAAGACTGAAGAACCAGACCATGGAATACCGAGAATCCTTGGGCAAGTCCAGTGGTCTACTAAGGTTCCAAATCTTAGCGATTGGCACACCTTTGATTCTAGAAATTGGTCGGTGATGAACCGATAAAATATAACACAGGAGAAATTAAACAAATGAGTGAGGAATATAATTCTTGGAGAGTCCTTTTAGAAGATTTTCGTATGGGGCACATCAACGAAGACGAAGCAAGAGAATACTTGGAGGAAATGGCATATGACCTGACCGACGAGGAGCTTGAGGCGGCAGAGGATAAACTTCAGGAGTATGTCAGAATGGTAGAGGAAAACAGTCTGTTTGGTCACGGAGAGTTTCTAGACAGTGTTCCTTGGGAAGACCGTGAAGATTACGAAGATTATGACAACATGGGACAGTGGGGCAGCGAATACGATGAAGATTAGCGATAGAAACTACTTAATGGTAGGAGGAAATTAGATTGAGCATTGTTAATACGAAACTTTTAACTTCGTTTGTGATGGTGGCGTTAGTTCTCGCCACACCATTCTCGGTTGCAGACACTCAAGCAACGAACATGAAGGACGTGTTCAAGTGTGTGGTTCCAACCGAGATGACAGAGAGAAACCTTCTCTACACAAGCAATGACGCTGCTCCGGTGGAGTTGCCAAACATGACTACGGACAACAAAAACACAATCACTGTTGTTCCTATCTTGTTCTCAGTCTGCAAAGCTGATGAGAAAGAAAGAAATAAAAAAACTTTATGAAGGAAACAGCTATTCGGCAGAGATTTTAAGATGGGTTGATGGTGACACCGTTATCCTCAGCATTGACCTCGGGTTCAACATCTCAGTGAAAGAAAAGGCTCGGCTCGCAAGAGTTGATGCACCAGAGGTGAGAAAATACGCTCACGTCACAGAGTCAGAGAAGCGGAGAGGTCTAGCACTCAAACAGAGGCTCAACGAGATGCTACCAGTTGGCACGTTGGTTGTCGTTTCGGCAGTCAAGAAAGGCAAGTATGGTCGGTATCTTGTAGAGGTCTGGTATCAAGATAAAGATGGGTCAAGAAACAATCTAAACGATTGGCTCCTCAATAAAAACTTGGTAGAGGAGGTCGCCTATTGAAAGATTATTATAAAATACTTGGCGTTCCTCGCAACGCAACACCCGAACAGATCAAGAGTGCCTATCGTGCGATGGCAAGAAAGAGCCATCCGGATCGTGGAGGAGACGAAGAAGCATTCAAGGAGGTGAACGAGGCGTACAGCGTACTGTCAGACCCAGAAAAGAAGAAGGAGTACGACACGCCTGAGTTCACGAAAAGAAAGCTGAATCCTAACTCTTGGGACGAGACTTTCGGGGACTTCTTTAGAAACATGAGACGCAACATGTCTCAATCCAGAGTACCGACAGATAAGGATATTAAATTTAACCTTGGTGTCAATTTGGAGCAGATAAAGCGTGGAGCAACCCAGAAAATAAATTATAAAAGAACAGTTTCCTGCGACACGTGCAAGGGAACCGGCGGTGACAACCCTCAGAGGTGCGAACATTGCCACGGGCGTGGATCTGTGTCAATGTACAACCGGCAGGGAATTCATCTTCAGGTTGACTGCTCCGCTTGCGGTGGTCGTGGAATTAAATATGATCGGATCTGTTATACTTGTGGCGGCAGGAAAGTATTAAAAAAAGTGATGTCGGTCACAGTTAAAATTAGTGAAGATAAATAAAAAAAGTTCTTGACTTGGGATCTCAAACGATTATAATAGTAGTGTAAGGGAGAGAGACTTCCCCTCCCTTTTTAAAGTGAGAAATCAAATGAATGCTAAAAAAATTATTATCGCTGCTAAAATTGTTATCCTTTGTGGTTGGGTTGCCCTGTTCACATACATCGTCACCGTAGGTGCTTAATGTTTAAGCCCGGTGACTTGGTAAAACTGAAACCCTATTGCCGAGACCGTGATCGGCTTGCTTTGGTTCTAAAAGAAGGCGCTTGCGACACGAGCATGATAAAATTCATGGATGGTGGAGACCCAGACTGGGCATTAAATAAAAATCTCTTGTGTGTTTCAAGGGCAAAAAACTTTAAAAAAAAACCTTGACAAAAAACGTGAAACCTGTTATATTGTAGGTAAGAAAAAACAACGAGAGGTGAAAGTGAAGAAGGTTCTGTTTGCATTGGTTTTAGCTTTAGGTGGGTGTGATGGTGTCTATGTGCAACACGGACACGGGTACTCTACGAAGTCTTATCACACGTCGGATCACTACCACTGTAGTCCGTCAGAGCCGTACTACACCCCTGCTGAGGAATATAATGTGTATTATGATCAGTGGGGTAATTACGAAGGCGAGTGCGGTATATGGTATCTGGGTTGGGGCGAATGGGAGGAGTGGTGCCTTTGGCAACACTCTTGCAATTGGGAATTCGTAGACTACTGGTATTACTAGGGACTGAAGATGAAGAAGAAGATTAAAGTTAAAAAGCCGAAGCAAAGGAATATGGTCGTCGTCGGTCTTATTGCCCGAGCAGGCGCTGGCGGCGGCTTTCACTCAAAACGTGGTTACTCTAGAAAGGTAAAACACAAGAGTAAGTCTTGGGAGTAACTTGTTTTGGGCAGAAGAACACAAAAAAACGTAGGCGTTTTAGTACGCATGGGTCGCAGAAGAATCTCGGGTCTTGGTCTCATCATCAAGAAGACGGAAAAACCACCAGCGAGAATGACTGCGGACGAGTGGAAAGAAAAGTTGGGTTCATCCTACATCACGAGGTCTGAGGAGATATGTGCTCTTGTGCATTGGATAAAAAGACCATCTGAGTGGGAAATGGAATCAACATACAGTGATCGGACTTGGGTGCCACTAAGTTGGCTAAGGATTGTAAAGAAAGAAGGGGAATAGTATGAGTTCCAACGTAAAAGGTTTTGAGTATGAAGACGAAGTTATAGCAGCACTTGCATCGGCAGGAGTTGCAGGGAATATCACCGAAGGCGCAGGCGCTTCATCAGCCGACGCCGATGCGGACATTAATATTTTCGGGAAGAACTTTCTAGTAGAAGTGAAGAAAGATGGTGATGCTCAAATGGGGGGAACCTCTGTTCGTTATGTTGACGGAGAGTTTGAGGCGGTCGGTGCGGCAATTGATGCGGGTACGTTTGACGTAATCACAGCGGCACTCAGCGATAAAAAGGAGCACATTGAAAGACTTTTATCGTTCTTGGGCGGCGAGAGTTTTCCAATTAGTTGTGAGAAAGATGCGTGGTCAACAGCACAGGTTGCTGGGCTTTTGAAGCCAATCAACGTAAAGGTTAAAAAGGATACAGAGTTTTTGGCAGAGCATTACGCATCCAAGGGTGTAGACTACATCCAGATTGGTGGTGCCGGACTCTTTTATTTACGAGATAACCCAGCGGGACTTCCAGTGCCAAAACTGGAAGGCGAGATCAACATTGAACTCCGGGCAGGTCGCTCAGGCTCACGCAAGTCTGCATCAGGCGTGTCTATGGTCGGCGGCTCACTGCGTGCACAAGGTCGCCTCTGTTTCTCTGGGGAATCACCTTACACTCTGGACAATCCAGATTCTATTAATAAAATGATGGAGCACATCAAATGAGAAAAGAAGAAAAGAAAAAGTATATCATTCTCTACCACAAGACTGAGGACAACACAATCAAGATGACTAAGCCAGCGTCTTATCGTTCCTGCGTCCGTAGCGTCCGAAAGTTTAGCAACATCGGTATCTCTCCTTGCGAGATCGTACCGAGTGCGTATAAAAAAACTTCCAAAACCGGAAAATAATACTATATAGTTTGAGCACAAAACAGCAAAGGGGGAACCAAACCGTGGGGCATTTGCACTAATATGGAAAAAGATAAGACAAATGCTCGGTTGGAAACCTGAAGCAGTCAAACCAGTACACCCAGATTTCATGTTGAGGGTTTACATGATTCGTCTTGAGTCTAAAATAAAAAAGTTTGAAGACAAGTATGGCAAATTGAGCCATAAACAAAGAAATCATCTCAAAAGAAAGCTGGTTAAAAAAGTAAAAGAACGGAGGAAATTAGAGTGAGCTTTTGGAAGGTTAATTATAAAACAGTAGAGGAGAATAAGGAGGTGTTGGTAGAAGCCATTGACAAGAACACCGAATATGTAGAGAAGATCCTCAAAGAAGTACACCCAGAGTGGTTAGAGATGGATATTGAAGAAGTAGACAAGCCAGACTGGATCAAACACTCAATGGAAGATTGGGATTAAAATAAAAAAATATACACTTTTACATTGGAATGTTATAATTAAAATATATGGCGGGGTGATGTGAAATGTTAGCAGAGTTATTTCTTGGAGCGGTCGGTTTCTTTTCAGGTGCCACCGCTTTTTATCTTGTACACAGACACGTGTTTCACAGTAGAAAGAACTCAAAAATATATAATCTCTTGTTTAGCAAGTGGAATCCTTTGGCACCGCTCGCAAGGTGGGGAAGGAACATACGCACGGCGCACCACCGGGAACACATACGAGCCAAGCGCAGTGGAAAACTGGAAGAAATGAATATGTTCTTTCCTTTTAAGGTCAAACTGTTCGTCTTGACCGTGGTCACGGCAGTTGCTGTGGTGTCTCCATGGGCAGCAGCAGGACTCGTTTCTTTTTTCCCGTTCTACGCTTATCGCCACACGATGGCACACCGCAGGCAGGCACTCGGACTACCCTTAAAAAAATGGATGAAACACCATCTCCACCACCACGAGAAAAATCCCTATGTAAATCACAGTGGTACGCTACCGATCATTGATAGGATCTTCATGACCTACGAAAAAACTTAAAATAAATAAAAATAATGCTTGACTTGTTCTTGCTTTGATGCTATATTGTTTATGTAAGATGAGAGGTGACATGGGATTTTCAGTAGGAAACTTGGTCAGATACCGACACGATAACTCAAAGACAGGCATCATTGTCAGGATAAATAATACACGGGTAGATCGTCTGCTGGTGTTGTGGCAACATCCGTCTAAGGGGAAGCGTCAATGGTATGTAGAGCCCACATGGGTGGAGGTTATAAGTGCAAATCGGTGATTTAGTTAGATATGTCAGCCCCAATAATCGGTGGCACGACGCAGATCTCTATAAAAATTATTTGGGGATTATACTTCGTGAGATTCCCGGCACAGAACAGATAAAGGTTGTTCGCTGGACCAGTGGAGAGATGCAAAGTCTGCCAGCAAGAAACTTGGAGGTT